GAAACCCATTCCTCGACGATCACATTCTTACCAAGCCCGAGAGCAATAGCTAAAGCACTACTTTGATTACCTATAAAGACACTGCTTCCATTGATTACTTTAGCCAGCTCTAGGAAATTAGAAGTCCGATGCCACGGAATCCTGATCGCTGGTTGGAGCTTGCAAAATTCTACGTACTCAGTCTCAAGCCCAACAAACTCCATTTGATGTCCGTGCTGTGCTATGAGTCCGGACCATTGAAATCTTTCATTATGGAATCGTGCAGTTCTGTTTACGATTATCTTCTTACCGGGTGTTATTATTGACCCATCAATAGTAAGCCACGTATCGGATTCAGGGTAATCGACACCGCACGCTAAAAGTTGCAATCGGAACAAGGAAAAGAAATTCTCCGGCCTGTGCTGTCGGTAGAAATCCCTGAAAGCGTTAAAATCGACATCTGTTGACGCCGGCATTGACTGCGTAAACCGGCAATCCCAAACATATTCCTGCTGCCTGAGCAGTGGAACTAGCGGATCTACATTCCCGTTTCCCATTGACTGACACATATTTGGCTGTCTGGGATAGGGAAATCGGCAATCGGGACTTATAAACATCACCCCGCCGCCCATTGCTTTCATTGCCGCTAGTGCATAGATTATGTCTCCCGCATCGCCACTATGATGAAAAACCAGAGGACGATTACGCAGGGTGCTAAGGGGAGTCAAATAGGAATGAAAACCAAACTGACCGTTCCACCCACGCCCGTCACTCGTCCAAGTGTTCTCTTTGAGCGCATAGCTCGCCGCTTCGATGGAAAACTGACGTGCAAGGTCTGCGGGTGCGAACTTTATCCCGTCACGTTCCAACTCCATCCGATGCTTCCGGCAAATAAAGTTATCCTCGGGGTGCGCGGGATCTGTAAAACGTGCGGTTGCCTTCAGGAGTTTTCGGCTTCGCAGTGAGAAGCCTCCGTTGCCTACTATGTTTCCGTGCCAGGGTGCTCCGATGTAATCAAAGTCCAAGAATTGTGGGAGCCATGAGTTAGGGTTAAGCACGTACCCATCCCATTGGACAAGTAGACAGTGGGAAGTTTCCACATAGGAATGTAGTTGTTTAATGACAAATTCACTGTAACCCCCAAGACCGTCGAATTTGGGCACAGCGACGGCGTGTTTAAGGCTCGTGTCGTTGGTAAGGAATTTAATTGCATCATACGTCGCCACTTTCTCGCATTCGATAATCGCATGTTCGGTCAACTTCGCCTTTGGCCCTGTGTCAATCGCTATCAACGTCACGGGGATATGTGGGCGCATCTCGGGTAATACGGAGTCGTCGAGCATCCAACATGTTTGTTTAGCCGTTTGCACCAGATTTATCTATCCCCAACGCTTTGCATAATTCTTTGAAACTTTTAGGCCCAAACATTCGATGGGAATTTGGGAAAAGCTTTCCAGATAGTATTTTGCTTCGCGCTTGTTCAGGTGTTTGTATCCCGTGATTTGATAGGCATGTAACAATCGCATTTCTGAGTGTGTCGAATTCGTTTCTGCGAAGATGATCCCTCCTCCAAATGGAATCCCAAATAATATGTCTAGTTCTGGATTCGCTTCGTTTTATTCGTTTTGATATTTGCTTATAGCGCATTCCGCTATCGTGCAGCTTAAGCACTAGTAGGTGTCTTTTATTCAATCGCATATCGGTCCATCATCCAGCATTGTTGAGTGGGGGTCATTCTGAAAATAAAGGAATGCACTTAATCCACGTATCCCAAGCGCGTGAAACAATTCCAGAACCGGGAAACAAATCGACCAATTCATCTCCCCTTCTTAATCCCATCAATTCAAATAGCCAGAGACAGAATTGCATTGGTTTAGCTCCATGAGTTCCTTTTTGAAGCGTTATATTCGCAGACACCCAATCAGGAACGGTCATGTCAGTTCTCTCTCTCTTTCTGGCACCCCTGAAAATGATTGGTTCCCAAGCGTAGGCCGGATTCACATTCGGCTTGAACGACGCAAACGGTTTTACCCAAGCGGCTATACGAACATCATCCGGACAAAATGGAAGGATTTGCTTCAAACCGGGACTATGAGTTGATAATGCCCAACAGTCGTAAGTGTTTAGTTGCTTGATCAATTCTGAATGATCTATTTCCTTCGGTTCTATTCCGCTAGGATCTTTGGAATAATGAGTTTTTGCACAACCAATATAGGGAGGATCTGCGTAACAGAATCTCACTTCCCACCCCCCGTTTTCATCCAGCACCACTCAGGCAGCTTCTCTTTCGTTTCCTTGCTCATCTTGCGAAGCGCGTATTCAAGCGGTGCCCAAACCTTCAACTGCAACGGACACGCGCACGCTTCGCAGACTCCCAAGTTGGCGTCATACTTGGTTTGCAACTGCATCGAGTTCTTGGCGGCCAACTGGTTCTTGATCAGTTCCGCTGCTGGCTCCGTAAACAAGGTTTTCCAATCGCCCGTTCCGTTCATGGGGCAACGGGTGTTACCTGGAGCACCTGCCGTGCAGATTAGTGCGCGAGCGTCGGCTACTTCTCGGGGGACTACTTTTCCATTCTCCGACCAAGCCAATAGATTCTGTGCTCCAACTCCTAATCGGTTAATGCCCGCAACAACGGCCCCTGCGCGGCGCATTACTCCCCGCAGAGGCGAAATTTTTGGGCTTTCTACCATTCCCAATCTTCGCATGGTGAACTTTTCGAGTTCTACAGCAACCTCGTCGAAGGAGGTTGAGAGCTTGTGTTGTTTGGTGATCGCCGGGTTTTTCAACCTGTGACGAATTATTTCCTCCACCGTCCTGTCGAACGTGAAGCCAAGCGGCATAGGATTTCTCCAACCTGTTTGCGGTTGGAAAAAAGTCCAGCCGTTAGGGGGGAAGGTATGTCTATCCATAGGTTAGTGTATATTTACTGCGCTTATCTCGTTCTTCTTTAATTGCTTTGTCAAGCCATCCCTGATCTTGGACGGCGGAATTGTCGTCTACTTTCATGCGTTCTATGATGAAGCCTAAACGCTGCGCCCCTTCTAGTGCAACCGCCGCCGCGTCGGCCTTGTTCGGGGACTGACCCATCCTCTCCTTGCATTCAGCCTTTGTTTCAAGCTCGTAACGATTTCCGTTGGTGAATCGCCATTCACGCATTGACAGTTCGGACACGACATCTTCAGGCATCTCTCGCACTTGATATGATTCTACTGCTTGGCGAATGCTGAACCACGCTTGCGTCACATATTTTGAATAATGCTCCGATGCTTTCTTTAATCGTCGCGTCTGAGTCTTTTCGTCAAATGTGAAAGTGTCGTTGCTTACAGGTCGATCCGTTGCAGAGCCACCAAAGTTCACGGCGTTGACTTCGTTACCGACTATCCTAGCCATGCTGATTGCCAGCGATGCACGCATACCAGCTTCAAAGAAAACATTCGTTGGCGGCACATTCAGTTGCGGGAGCAATCCTTTCACGAAAATAGCAATCTGATCCTCGACACTATCCTTGGAACTCATCAGGAGAGGAATAGTGACGGTCTGGTTAAACTTGATTACTGTCTGTCCCGTAACTTCCTCTCCGTATTCCAACAGGATCGCTTCGCACGGGTCGCCGCCGTAACCCGCGTCGATTCCAAGCACGCGAGTAGTTTCCTTTCCGCTCCAGATACAGGTCTTGTAAGCCTCATACCGTAAGCACATGGCGCGAGTCAGGACACGGTATGTATCCACTCCCAACTTTCGCACACCCATAATCTGTGACCAAAACTCGCCTGAGTCTTTACCGCTTCGTTTCAACACGCGGTCAACGTCTGCTTGATCAATTAGGTATGGATAATCCTTTGGGCGATCAACGTCGAAGTTTGGTGAGTCTATGCCTACGAGATTGACCGTTATTCCATCTAGTCGATTCTTCCAAGTGCAGGTCTTGGTAATTTCTCCAAGGGAATCCCAACCCGCCACAGGTTCGGCCATCTTGTCGAGAGCCTTGCCGTTGCCTCCGATTGGATTGCCAACAAAACAGCCGGTGAATGTGCCCTTGTCAAGGTTGGATAGGGTGTTGATATAGTTGATGTGCATAAACTGGCAATTATGCACACAAAAACCATTCACGCTGTAGCTTGGGTGATTGTTAATTTGGAGATTGTAAACTCGATGCCCGCCAGTACTACCACTGCCGTCGACGCATTCATTATCTCCCGGTTCTTGAACCGTAACACTGTCCACCCACGCTCCTGTAAGAAATTGGTTTTCCTTTCGTCCGATGCTCTCCTTGTTGGGCTGTTGTGCGTCATCCCGTCGACTTCGATTGCCAGCTTCAGATGTGGAATTGCAGCATCTATCTTGTAATGTGTCGGAATTCCATTCCCCGGTTTTATTTTCGTCTTTACGCAGAAATTGTAAACCGCGCTCGGCACCATGCAGAGCAAGCGTTTTTCTGGTTCTGTCGGGCCATGCCCATTCCCGCCGCGAACTGGTGGACCCCAACCCATCTCTATTAGCTTCTTCCGAGTTTTTGCGGCTGCGGCCATTTTCACATCCATCGGCCTGTTCCTTGTCAATTCCGCAAGTTTCTTTGCCCATTGAGGATTTTCCGCGTGTTTCTGTAACAAAATCTTCCTGTATTTCTCCGCATGCTCCGGTCCAGTCTTGTACTTCGTGAAGCAGGCATTGCTGCAAAATCTTGTGTGCCTCGGATCCAGTTTTATTCCGCAGGAGTAACAATGTGTTCTTGGTTCCATAAACGTAGTGGTTTTTTGTTAGGTTTTCTGCCATCACCCATCCCTGTTGGGTGAATAGCTCATGGTTTTTCGTGCAGGTTACTTTTCTTCCATCACTAAACGAAATCGTTAAAAGCTTCTGTGCTAGGCTAGATTTTGCAGCGATAACAGTTCCAACTCCGATTGCGTTGTAAACTAAATCTCCAACTTGGATCGATTCTATCGGATACGATCCGCTTGGGGTATCAACCGTCGTTCCGGCAGGAAAACACTCATCGCCAAGCAATCTCCTTCGCTTTTGCTTAATACCAACAAATTTTTCTAGACCTCCAGACCACTGCCCATCGCTCCCGATGCATGGAATGCAGAGAATCCCACGGCGCATGTCGCGCACATCTGCATCCTCTCCCAATGTGTCAGTGAATACACCGTGTTTGGCATCGACTACATTTCCCGGCAGGTAATTCCACCGTTCTCTCGCTCTATCGAAAAGATCCTTGACATCCCCCCATACCCGCAACTCCAAACCGCGTATATCCGTAGACGACATAAGCGTAAGGGTTTCGTTCGGAAAGCAAAAATAATCCGCTAATGCGAATTTTGACATTGTGCGAGTCTTTCCGCTATCGCGTGAGCCTTGGACAACAGTGATTCTGTTTTCCAAAATGGTTTTTAGTATCAGATCACTCCATCGATTATGGTCGTCATCTGGCCATAGGCATGTTTGGAGTTTTCTAAAATGTTCAAACAACCCAAGTCCATACTCCTTCCCATCCCCCATCTTCCACTTGCCGCCCTTGCGCACGCAGCTCATTTCGATCTGTAGATCGTCCATGTCCTCCCAGACTAAATTGTAGCGGCGGGTAACAGTCATAGCCCATCTTCACACTGACAATAATCAGTTCGTTCGTCACAAAACCAGCATCGAATGGGTTCATCGCCCGTCATGGTTTTAACATACTCGAAAGTTTTCTCACCCAAATAGAACGCCTTGTTCGTATCGGACTCCTTCTGCCACTCACGCACCGGCGCAAGCAGTCGGTCGCTGAAGTATTGTTCTAGGGATGGAGTGGTCATCTGCACTCTTTCTTGGCGTGCTCCACAACGTACTGATTCTGCTCTAGCATCCATTGGCTGACTTGGCCGTGTTGCGCGAAAAGATTTCCCCCGCCGCGAGTATAGCTTGCGGTGTCGGATTCACCATCTAGCGTTGGAAAGCTTACAAAGATTCTCACGCTATCTACATGCTCTGCCAGCTTCTCGGTGAAGTCGTCAACCATCGCCACGATTCGCTCTTTGTCGGTCATAACAGAAACCCAGTGGTGTTCAATGAATGCGAATACAACTAAGCATGTCGGCGGCTCTCCCGCTAAAGGTGGCGTCCCCACCCGCTCTATTCCACCGGGAAATTGGTTTGTTAATCTTCAAGTTTGATTATTGGGATTATACCCTTCTTCTTGCCATCGCGTCCCAACCAGAAAAGGTTAGTTAATGACCACTGAATTGGCTTGTTGGTTGGCGTGACTATAATCGGATTGGTAGTCCAGAAAACATTGGTGCTGAACCAATTTGTAACGTATTCAATCAGCACCGCCTTTCTCTCCGCGAGTATCGACCCCGGCACTGACTTCAGAACGAAGCGATTGGTGGTTTCAAACCGCCTATTCATTATTCGGTTGTTTACAACTTCGGCTGGAATCTCATCCAAAAGCACGTCAACCACCGTATTCGTGACTATCTGCCCCTCCTGCACAGAGAAGAAGCGATTGGACCTGTCCTTAAACTCCCCGATTTCCGTCCAGTTGGTGACGACGATGGTTAGAATGATTGCGAGTGTGGTTGTATTCATCGGCACTCCTTCACTTTTATCAGTTCACCCTTCACCTCGTATTTCTCCTCAACATGCTTCAGGAACGCCAAAGCACGATCCTTCGCGCCAGCACGCCACCATGTTCTATTATGATAATAGGCGAGCGGAAACTTGGTGAGGTAGAATGTGCGCGGGCGTTTCATTCCTCCACCCCCCTGCAAATAACCGCGCGACTCCCTATGCAGATCAGTCCGGTTTTTGGATCGTTGTGGGAAATTACAAATCTCTCCCATTGTGTCCATCTATAATAGGAGTACACAAGCCTAAGACACGCCGGGCAAACTGTTCGTTTTCCGGTTTGCATCCAATGTTTTTGTTTCATTCCTCACTCCAAATTCCCATCACGCGCAGGAAAGTTTCGCAGTGCTGTTCGGCACTAGCGTTGGCCTTGCTCCATGCCCACGCCGTATACTTAGCTTGTCGGCCACAAATTGCACTCAACGTAAGCGCGTATTCCATTCGCTTCCCCTCCGGCACGCACTTGCGCATCTCAGCGCAGGCGTTTAGGTCGTTGATGTAGTCGGGTGATGTTCTCCAGGTGCACATTCCGCCGCAGGCTTGATGTGTTTCGTGAAACGTGACCATCTCAGGACTAACTTGCTGTTCACATATAGGGCAAAACCAGTGCGGATCACCCGTGCCACACACCTCCACAATCGCCACGTTGATCTCTTGCGGGGTCACTTCGCGTCCTCCGTTTCGGCCAGGGCTTGCTCAGCTTGTGGTAGAAACACATCCTGCACATGATCCAGAATCACCCATCCGTCATCGTAACTAATCGCTCGTGGACGAATCGGAACCAGCGCACGCAGATTTTTTATCAACTCCCTCAACCTCCCCGCCTTCTCTGGACTGAGCCAGCTGGCGCCGCATTGGGTGGAGAGGGCGTGTGTAACACTGCATCTGTCCACATTGTTTAATTGATAATGCGAAGCTCCATTGTATTCGGACCATTCGTGCCAAACAGCATGTTCAAGAATAGAACGCATCTCCGCCCCCGCAGCCTCCGCACGCTCCAGCTTGTTGTGGAGTATTAGAAATGCGTGCTTAATCGAGTTAATTACTTCAGCCCTGCCTTCACTTGCAACTTCGTTACCTTCAGCTAGGCTTATTTCGGATCCCCAGTTGATCTCTTGAATTGCGCTTAGCCAATCTTCGTCAACTTGGTTTTCAACCTCATCTAGCTTGGCTGCGAGTTCGTCGCGGTCCATCTTATAAGCCCCAAGCAATGCAAGTGCGTCGTCGCGCTCTTTTAGAATGGCTTGTAAGTCGATCCCGTGAATCAAAACAGGACAAGCGAAACTGAGGCTTTCAAGGTGGTTTTCATCCTGATCCTTTACCCACGCCCAGTAGTTTCCTTTTGCCTTCTCGCGGTGCGACACCAGCTCTCGCCACATGGGATCAAGCTTGGCGGCGAGGTCGTTTTCTCTAATCGACGCCTTACTAAGCAATTGGGTAACTTCAATGTTGCTTAAAAATGCGTCTTCGTATTTGACTTTTAGTTCGTCGCGCTCCTTTGTGAGTTGGTCGATGTGGATATTCAGATTACCGATGTCGTTATCCATCGAACGAAGTTCTTGTTCACTCATCGTCGTATTGGTTTCATGGGTGGTGGGTTATTGTTGGTAGTGCTCCTTGAAACACTCTTGGCACATGCGGACGCGGCACGATTTACGAATGTAATCTGTTTCACCCTCGTCGTATTGCAGATATGGATCGACCCGTCTGGTGATGAGCTTCATTTCCTTTACGCGCATTTCCTTGTCGCACCCGAAACACCACGACCGTTGGCTGGACTTCTGTTCTTCTGCTGCCATGCGTAACTCATCGGCACTTGTTTCAGGCATTGGAACAATCCCATGCTTCAACTTCCACTCTTCCAACTTGGTGTCGTAGTCGCTCATGGTTCATTATACCAATGGCCATTTGGTTTCGAGTTTGTCGGCTTCGGCGTTAATGACATTAGCCCAAGCTGATCTGATTGACTGCGGAGTTCTCTCGGACCTGCCGTTGTTTAGGATTTCCGCCGCGTGGCGCAGGGCGTCGGCTTGCACCATCTTAATCCGATCCTCGAATGCGACCTCCTTGTAGTCCCCGCGCATTCCTTCTTTCATCCATTCCTGCGCAGTTTTCATTTAATCAGGTATCTCCTTGTCTAGCTTTTCAGCCTCCCACGCCCTTCTCTCTGCCACTAAATAATCAATCGCCCTGTCAATGTGGAGGTTTGTAATCCAGAACAACGCCAAATTGGCAATCGTGCTGAGAAACAATAGGACTGATAGAAACATGATGCTCATTTCTTAAACGTGGAATCGGCGTTGTCGGCGAGGTCGCTGATTCGCTGCGGTCCGGAAGTCTGAAAGGTCGCGTTGATGCCGCGAGTAATCAGGGTTTCGACATACGCCGGGAAGCTCACTTTGAATTCGCACTTGTCGCGCAAGGCGGTAATCCGCTTGGCCAGTTGCGGGCTTATCCGCACCTGCGTTATCTTGTCGGGTTTTTTGCTCATGCTTCAATCAGCTTGTTAAGTTGCTGCTCCGCTTTCTTTCTTTTCTCATCAAATTGCTTGTAGAAGCTCTCACTCTCGACGCGCAACAAAACAATAGTTCGATAGGCCGTCCAAATTGGATTTGGTTTGGTCTGCAACTTTTCGTCGCACGGTTTGCAGTAATGCCCGTCTTTCCCGCTAAAGTAAACTCCTTGCGGATACTGAACCCCATCAGATTTAAAGCAGTCGTAGCAGAATGCCTTTCCGCATTCCTGACATTTATACCAAGACTCCAATTTCTTGCAGAAATCGCATATTTCGACCTCTTTTTTAATGGTTTTTTTCATGGTGGTTTCTATCTTTTGCCCCATAGTGCCCCAATGCGCCCCACGTTGCAAGCACTATTTTGGATTATTTTTCATCCTACCTGAAAACTTTTCTATTGACGGATTCCTTTACACATGCGAAAAGGAGTCAGATATGCGTTGGAGCGCCAGGACAGATTGCGGTTTCAAAAAAATTTCGGCGAGATGCCGGAAACTGGGTCTGTCCTCAGTAATTCCTCCCTCGTTGCTCCAACAGCGAGGGATTTCTTTTGGATGCAGCGCAGATCGAGCAGAGCGGGCGACTATTACTCGCAGCGCAGCCGTATCAAAGCGGGCATCTGTTCGCCCCTCGGTGCCAGCACACCGGGGGGATTTTTTTTGTGCCCTTAGCTCAACGGCAGTGCCCCTGCCTTCCAAGCAGGCCAATCCCCCAAATACCATGAAAATACTTGAACAGGTATTCGGGAAGACAAAAACCAAGGTTAAACACCTGCCCAAAGAACAGGAAAAGCCAGACTCCTACCCGTCCCGCGAGATGAGCCTTATCGGGCCTTGCGGCGCATATCGCCTGACCTGGAAACTAAAATATGACCGCTGGTTTCTCTGCGAAGGTTCCCGTGGGTGGCATCGCGTATTCAATGACTGTTACACCGAACCCGCCTTCCGCCAATGGCTCAGACACCATCCCAATCACCACTACACCACCACACCCGACAGTCACCCACCATTCAAGCTTCTAGTCACCACTTCTTCGGAAACCACCACCGATAGTGATAGTCTCTCCCCGCGTAAACATGGAGAGCGAGTTAGATCCGAACACGCGCACAGTAGCCCCGTTGATTGAGGGCAACGCCGTTCGATACCGCTTACCCGAGCAGGGTGCGGGGGAACTCGTAAAACAACACAGCGATGTGAACGACCGTCAATGCACTCGCGCTTCCCTTAGCGTAGAGAACCGCACGTCACGTTTTCCATGGGTTACAGTTTGACCGCAACCCGCCAAAGCAGGCAAGAAACGTGAGCGACCTAATATTTTAGGGGATCTTTTGCGTCTACGCCCAAAACGGGCATTGTCAGAACTGTCCACCAACCACTCGGGTCCATAGCTCAGTTCCCGTCATTCCCATCCGATAGCCAGCCCACCAAACAACCCAAATTTTCCCAAAATAGCCGTGCGTTAAAAGCGCATATATACGCACCACCCGCCGTCGCATCGCGGGGTCCCCGGCACCACCCGTCCCCACCCTAGCCAGCGAAAAAGAGATTCCTTAGTCAGCCACCAGGATTGCATCTCAACCAGCCAGAAACCCAAAACTTCGCACAACAAAGATTATATTCAATTGATAGCGTTGCAACAATAACGGCTTACGAAGAATCGTAATACTTGACGCTGAATTGTGGCCTCGATTAGGCAGGCGAGCTACCACCTGTAGTGTCCAGCTTCGGCTCGGATGGCTGCTTCACTTGCTGGCGCGATGACTGGCGCTCTGGTTTGATCGTGCCCGGTTTTGGTGCGCCGGTTTCCATGTGCCATGACTCCTTAAGATTCTTCAAAGCCTGCGACAATGCGGCCTTGTCTTTGGCTTGAGGTGTGGCTCGCAGTTCAGCGAGTAACTCAGCTTGTGCGCGTACGAGTTCGAGAGCATATGCGCTCTGTAACTGTTCAACGGGTGCTTCTGGCACTTTGTTGGCCTCCTGAAGTTTTAGCATCATAGCGGCTTGTTTCCGCTCAGCAGCATAGCGCCTGCGTGCTTCGACTGACTTTTGAGCTGCTAACTTGGCTGTTTCCGTGTTCAACACATAAGGCATAGCGATGGAAACTTCGCTGAACGGGTCGGTGAACGCAAGAACTGTCGGAAAAGCGAAAGTGTAAGATTTTTCTGTCAAGAATTCCGACAAGCGCGAGTGTCCAGAATACAGTCAGCGGATTTGGCGTGTTGCTCGAGTACTGACTGTCCTGTTTTATGTGAATACAATGGGGTCAAACAATCGCGTCGGAAATGGATACACTTTACCCGAAATGTCGCCAACAGACTATTTGATTATCAATGACTTGCGTTGATTATTGTTGGCATTGTGTGTGCTATGAATGGGTGGTATGAATTACATACACCAACTTAAAGCAGATTTGGCGGGACATATCGCGGCACAAGAATCAATGCGCAATTCGATTCATCACATGCGCTGTTTTCTCCACTCCCCAAAGTTTATTGGCGTCGATTCTGACGGCGAGCGTAAAGACTGGATCTCCACTTCGGACGTATTGGCAATGTTGCAGGCTGCGGAAAGTGCGGCCCTTGATGCCGGTGATAATGCCAAAGCAGCATGGAAGCCGATTAATACTTTAGACAATTAGTAAACCTCACAAAAAAACAAGAGTATGGCAACATTATACAAACACGGTGAACTGGGGCAAATCCGGTGATTACCGGGGAAAGAATTGAGATTATGAGACAACAATTAAAACTGTCTGAAGTTTGGAAGGATGATCGGATGCTAAAGCGTGTGTTCTCTTGGTTGTCGCGCATTGGAGCAGGCCCGAGGTTTGGATCACGTCCGATTAGCTGGTATCAGATTCATCAATGCATGTGCATTGACATCCTTAAAGAGGCCGGAATTGAAACTCCAATCGTGCGGAATGGTGTTGTTAAGGATGCGACAATCAAAGGTCCGTTCATCCTTGTTGGCGAGCTTTACAACCAAGCAGACAAACGATCAAGGCACTAAAATGAAACCCATAAAAATCCAAATCACCCCCGAGGTGCGGGAATTCAACGAGCAGGTAGAGCATTGCGACTTCCTGACGGATTACCAGTTTGACCAGGGGTCGGCGGAGACTCTGCTTGATCGGTTGAATCAAGCACGGTGTTATCCGGCTTCGGCGCAGGCTTTGCGGCAGGCAATGGCGAATCTGGCAATCAAACAGTAAACAAACCACCAAAAGAGAAGGAAATACGATGAAAAGAGTAGACAGAGCTTTATTAGACGGAATATGTGCCACGATCAATCGAGAGGCCAAGCCGCAAGATGGCCTTGCCTATATGATTGAATACGCTTACGGGCAACCTGTGCTCGCCTTGAACGACATCAAAACCCTGTGCGGGCGCAGTGTTTCCCCGCGATGCTCAAAGTCAGAGTTGGCGACTTGGATGTGGGCTTTCCTAGAAGGCATTCGGGAGCGCGATTTTAATACTCGCAATTCCAACCAAGTCACGATCACTTTTCAGGATGCTGATGATCGCAAGTGGTTTGAGAAATACGCGAAAATGGCGAAATCCCAAGACGGCACTGTAACAGGACTTTACTCCGGCTTGATGTGCTCGTCGATCAAGCGGTCGGCTATTGAGGCTTAACCCCAGCACAACACCGGCTCTAGTTCAGCCGGTGAATGCTGCGGCTAATCCGCACAACGAAAGACTGATTATGAAAACAACACAAAACTTAAGTGACATGCTGGCTGAGATTCAGACTCAAAACCAGATGATCGATGGGGCGCGGAAGGCTGCGAGTCGGTTAATGATCAAAAACTCGGATCTGATTGAAGCTATCAAACGCATCAATCGGACTTCGGTTAGGGAAACATTTCACGGCGATGTTGATCGTTATCAGGAATGGATTGACGGCTTCACCGCCGAAATAATCTCCAAAGCGGAAGGCAACGCATGAACCTTGATCGCTTCTACGAAATAGGCAGTTGCGTCTTGTTCTTCGCAATCCTGATACTGATCTACTGCTTAATATGAATGCTCAACACTACTTCAATCAAAAGACACCTAAAAGCCCATTCAGGAGCAGGTTTGCCATCACTGACAACCATGGCGCTATTGTGCTTGAAACTGGAAGCAGTGTAAAAATACTGCGAGAAATCAACCGGCTTGGATTTTATGTCCCTGAAATCATGACAGGTCCGGCTTGTTGGACGTCACAGTGGAATATAGAACTTGAGGCAATATGAACACTCCCATTTCCGCCGCCTTACTCGCCGCTTGCCAGTGGCTTAAACGACATCCTGGATTGAGGGCAGACCCGGAGATTCTCCTGGAGTTTGTTTCAGCTTGGGTCGTGGTCGCTGGTCCGGTGACTGAACGCGAGGCCCGTCAATGCGGTATCCATGCGGTTAAGGAAGTGGCCGGATGCGTGAAGGAATTGCCGCAACATGAGTTTGAAGTGATTGAACCGGAGGATCTGAAAACCACCAAAAAAACGAAAGGATAGAAAGTTATGGGAGACAGAGGAAACATAGTAATTCGGCAGGAAAAAGACACAAACAGGGGCGATGTCTGGTTCTATGGACATTGGAGCGGATCAACCATGGGTGACACCGTTCGCAGTGCATTGGCTAAACGGTGGCGATGGACAGACTACAGCTACCTTGCGCGGATTGTGTTCGATTGCTTCACGGCAGGCGATCAAGGTGCGGAAACTGGATTTGGAATATCAACCACTATTGGCGACAATGAACACCCGATCTTGGTAGTAGATTGTCCCACTCAGACGGTTTACACAATCGAGGAGAAGGAACTTGTAGATCATCGGCTACCGGACAGACCAAAAGGAAAGAATGTCCAAAGCTTCGACAAGTTCATAGCAATGGGGGTATCCATCAAGTAACCAACCTGTAAACTTTCCCGACACCCAACCCGTCGAAAGGCGGGTTTTTGGTTGTCTAGGAGTGATTGTCAAGTATTCAGAGCCACTTTATACCGTCCGATCGATCAAAATGTCTCCCGTGCCACGGCAGAGCGTGAAAAACGGACAAGGAAACGATTCTGGCGAGCTATCACTTCCCTTGAAAGTCGCTTATCGCCTGCATTGCGATGGTTCGGCACGCTTCCAAGTCCTCGGAGCACTCGATACGCTTTAAGGCTTGCACCATTTCTAGACTCCTGCCCAAGGCAAGATCCCGCGAGTCCGTCATGTCTAGAAGCTTATGGTTCAATTCGGCTATCGCGTCCTCCTGCTCGTTGATTATCTGGTTTGCGCTATCAATGCTCATTTTCGATTCCTTTTCTGCCAATCCCTCTTTTGTTGGGCTAGGCGTTCGCGTTTTTGTTCGTCGGTCCAACCGTCCAAGTTTTGTCTCAAGTGTTGGCGTGGTTTGCCTTTGGATGTCAGCCCAGCGGCCAACCATGCCGCCCGCCGTCTGCGTTGGTTCTCGATTTTAACGTGGTCCGTAATTTTACGGATCTGTTTGTCGGTTAAAGGCCCGGCGATGATCTTGGCTATCCCGTGCTCAATCGCGGATTGGGCGCACTGTCTGAATTCCGTCATTTGTTCCGTTGTCATGGTGGTTTACTTGGTTTGCTACGTTAAGGAATTCTTCGTAAGACCTGACCGTATGGACTTGGTGACCGAGCTTCGCGGCCCACGCGGCGACTCCTAACTGTTCGGTGGACAACTTTCCGGTTCGGGTCTTGCACTCGACCATTAAGAGACTTCTCTCATGGCAGAGGATTACATAGTCGGGTTCTCCAGGTGTCCGATATGCCCGATGTGCCATTGATCCGTGGAATGCCATCCAACCACGGCGCAAACATTCTTGGCGGATATGTTCGTGGAGTTCTTTCTCCTTCTCGCAGCCTTCCAGCACTTCAAGGCGTTCAGAATTAACCTTGCGTCTGGCCTCATAAGCATTCTGATCGGCTGTTGTCCATGAAACCATAGGTCATCCCCATTGCTCAGCCATCGCCTTAGCTATCCCCGAAAAGGTTCTGCTTCTGTCTTTCCATCTAGTTTCGCTTGGTGCCATTTTCCATACCCTACCCTCCCTACCTTCGACAATATTTGTAGGTTTTAATGGTGGAAGATTCTTAAGCCAAAGGCACGTTGCTTTGGTTTCTCCATGCCCAAACTGCCAAGGCTGAATGATTTGATCTGGCTTCCCGATCCGGCTGCTGATTATAGAAATCGGATTCTCGATGCAGATTCGCTCTATTGGAGCGGCCATCAAAGCCCGAACGAAATCTAAAGCATCATCAACCAAATACCCCTTAGCCTTCATCCAACGCGCTCCAGAGACAGCTAGGTGCGTGCATGGAGGGTGAGCAATCATCAAATCCCATTTAGGACCAAACCAGATCACCTTCTTTATGTCTTCTTGGAAATGCAATCCAGGAGTTTCGCTAGGAATAAGATCGCAACTTGCCGCGTAGTGCCCTTTGGCCTTGAACGCATCCCGCACAATCCCGCTAAATTCGCACGCAATTAAAACTCTCATAAAATCAATACCCACTCACCCCGGCAACCCGGTGCGATGTCCAGCCCGCGAGCGTCTTATCGCTAGTGAGTGGGAAAGTCATATCAATCGTTGTGTGGTTGCTTGTAATGCCGCCACTTCGACGGCTTATCTGGCTGACTCAATTCCTTCTCAATCTGCCGGTCGTATTTCTCGCGGTTCGCTTTCTCAATGCGCTCACGGGCGTCGTAGCAGCGATCACAGCAAGCCATTGATACAAGGAATTCATCAGAGCACAAATCCTGCTCCTCAACTTCGATCTGCATGGCTATCCCGCAGTTGCGACAGTTGCAGGAGAGGGTTTTCATAGCAGGCAACCGAGTTGACTATTAATCTCCGCAAGCCTTGGCTTCAATTTACCAACCTCCGTTTTGTCTTTCTCGCTCCACGATTGGTGGCCGTCATATTGGCTTCTGATGGTGGAAATCCGAGCAACAATCAAATCCTTTTCCTTCTGGAGAATCGCTTTATCGATTCCGCTTAATGTTCCTTGGGTGGCATGTTTAGAGTGTCCGTTCTTGGGTGGCTCAAAAAGACCCTGCCAATCATTACGAATGGACTGATTCAAAATCTCGATAGCGGTTGGTACTTCAAATCCATTAATCCACTCCAATTGCTTTCCGAAAAGCTTTGCCCAATTCTTGCACGCCTTCTTTGACTTCCTGAAATCCATCCATTCATTCCAAGCATTCAGGAAGTCGGCATTCTGGCTGAACTTCTCAGGAACAACCAACTCATCCTTGTTTTCTTTATCTGCTTTTGCTTCTGCCTTTGCTTCTGCTATCGGTTTACTTTGTTTACGCGGTTTACATTTGTTTACACGCGCCCGATGCTCAGCAACTTTCTGCCGTATATAGTCGCGCCTTTCTTGCCCGCGAAGCATGTCCCTGTACTTCTGACCATTAAGTATTAGCCAGCCGCCTTCAACTTGCTCAATCCTCTTTCCTTCATACTCTTGCGAGCGAGAAAATTCATCCGGTGACTGGAAGTCATTGAGGTATTTCTGGCAGTCCTCAATTGTTATATCGCACAATTTAGCCAGAGCTGGAACTGTTGCTCTGCAAATGTTGGTTTCATCCTTTAGAGCTAACATCGTTACCCAAAGAACACGACATCCTAAAGGTGTCTGCCAGATTGTGGAGGTGACTATATCGGTGAAAAGTTTACAATAGCCGTTCATTTGGTTTACTGTAAACAAATGGTGTTTACAAGGCAAGGAATTCCCTCACAAATCGGTCACGGGGTCAAGGGATTATTCCTTTGAAACTATCTGCGTGGTTGAGTAGATGGGGATGAATAAGAACCAGAATGTCGCTCGATACATCAGCCAGTTCTGGCGTTTATCTAAGCCTTTATTGACTACATGAAGTTCGTACCAGTATTTCTCAGTTCTTCTAAACATATTCGTCCTTTCATTGCACCATCCACGGGAATTCATCCGGTTCAACTGACTGCCAGCCGTCGAACTCGCGCTTGCATTCGTACCCCGGCCAGGTGTTAGTTTTAAGGCACTGACAGTATTTTTGTAGTGCAGTCTTATAGCGATTCCTTCCAATTTCTAAAAACTCAGCGGAGAGTAATCGCCTTTCGGTTTGGTACGGCGCAAACGACTCCTGCACAACATGCCGGAATTCAACCCGATCCTCTCCGGTGTTGGCCGTCCATACGTCCAGATAGAATGCTGCCTGCATGTCGTATCCAAAATCGAACACATGCTTTGTCCACGGACGCATGGCGGCGCAATTCGTTGTTTTTAAATCAGCCAAAGACTTGCCGAACTTGGAATCCACGTCCGGTAGCAGGTCGATCAGGATCCTCAACGGCACCGAAATACCCGTTTCCTCATCCTGGTAGCTCGCTGTAGCCATTACCTGAGTCTGGGAGCAATCTCGCAAGGCTTTAATCTCTGGGTCGGTATTCAGCACCTTTACGGCATCGCAGGCGGGGCCAAAGAGCTTGTGCTTGATGACTTCTTTGCCTGCCTGCTGCGCGATCCATTCCTTGCACCAATTGCTATTCAGATTCCAAGCTTTCGGTTCGCCTGTCTTGGCGTCTGGATAGGTTTCTGGCGCAATAGCGTAACGGTCCTTGAATGCTCCCGGTGTGAGGAATAGGCAATCAACCAAACTTCCCCATTCCGTAGCCTTGGAATCCTCGGACTCGTAGCCGTTCAGCCAACGATTCGGGCATCGCGCAAACTCCATGAGCGATGATCGGCCCATGACATGGTGGGGATCTCCGCGCTTATCAGCTTCAACGCGATAAACGTCTGGATTGCTGATTGGACCAACAACTTTACCCGCCGTTAGCAGGTTTTTGGATTCACCTACGAGTGGGTTCATTTGGCGGCCTTCTTAAGTTTCGGTTTCCAATCAAGGATCACGTCTTTAGAATCAAACGGAACGGTTATTTTCCAAGAGTTTCGATTGACCAAAACTTTCTTGTATCCATTGTTCTGCATGTTGGATATCAGGATGCTATTTTTAGGATCGTTCTGAGCCTTCACTTGCGCCAACGTCAGCACTTCGCCTCCAAGGAAATAGTTTATGCCCCTTTCAACCTCTCGGCTGTCTAATTCTTGATCCGAACGAGAACGAGTAGTGAAGTAGAATGCGAACGGGGTTGCGCCGTGTCGCTCAGTAATTCCATGCGCCATTTGCTGTGCCTTTTCAACATCCCATGAATCAATGGGCAGTTCGGATTCTTCATTAACGAATGTTCCAGGACTTAAGAAAGTGACGAAGTGTTTTCTCATTTTGTGGTTGGTTTACTGAATAGTTGTTTGGCGAAAAGGCAGATGGCGAGTTCAAGTGATGAGGCATAGGTTGCACCGTTTAATTCTCCAGCCCACACGCGCCAGTCAGTTGGTCCAGCCGTTCCAATGGCTATGTCGTGCTGATGCTTCTCCGCGCACTTCTTGAGCACGTCCATGGCGTCGGCTGAATCGGTGTAATACGGAACTTCAGACGTAAACGCGGCTGTTGTGCTGACTCCGTCTCCGGTTGCCGTCCTGACCTTTCTGGGTTCGCATGGGGCGTATCCAACAAGTCCAGATTGGCGCATGTGAACGTCCGCCCACCCCATGACATGCTCAGCAATCCAAGCATCCAACTCGCGCAGTTCTTGTGTGGTCATATTAAGCTCCGTGCCCTTGGCTGATCCAGTCACCCACCTTGCCAATCGTCACACTCAACTGATCGGCGGTTAAGCCCTCGACTCGCTGATCGTCTGCTATGAAATTTTCATCAATTAACCACTGGTTAAGCTTCTCCTTAGACCCAACGTGATACGCGCCCGTCATTTCCCATAGCTTGCGCTTAAGTGCAGCGGTATTCGATGTGGGGGATTCCTGCTTTAATGCTGGTTGAACAATAGTTTTAGCCGTTGGGGTTCCGGCGCACCATGCGGCTAGGGCGGCTCCGTGCTCAATCCCTACTTGTTGATTAGGCTTTGGAAGTAGACCAGCCAATGACGGATGGGTAATCTTACGAGGGATTACAAATCCGCCTTGCCCGTCTTTTGAGTAGGTTTCCAGATTCAACAGGAGCTCGTAGATAAACTTGCTGTCGAAGATAGGCGTTGAGAATTGGTCAGTAACAACCTTATTTTTTCCGTTCTCATCTTTAACCATGTGAGTCTTTGGCTCTGCTCTGAGGCAGCATACCAGAGGAACCTTAGATCGAAGAATCCGACCAATGAACCGTTTTATCTGCATTTTTGCTGGTATCCACGAGGCAAGCTTGCATTGCTCCCTTTTGGTGTAGTTAGTTTCTCCTGCCATCCTAGTAAGTTCAGCCTCTTGGATGTCTAAGACACCCCCTTCTCCATTATGAGCATGTGTAAGTGAGTCTATAACTATGCCGTCGCTTTGCTTCTCGGCCACATCAAAGGCTTCAAAGTATCTATCTGGCGAGAACGGAGAGTCTAAATCGAGTATCTGATAGCCCCCCGGTATGATGTCAGCGAATAGGCTTCCGCGCCCCGATTCACTGTCGATTAGGGTAATGCGCCCCTTTGGGCCGACGATACCCCGCATGAAAAGCAGTGCGCTCATCGTTTTCCCTGACCCACTTGGACCGAACGCGCCCACAAGCGGGATAACGCCTGCCCGTGTCGCCTGGTGAATCGTGAAGCTCATTTCCCCTCCGTTCCACAGCAAATACGTGTCCTCCTAACAACCGTTTTCTCCCCAGTCTGGATGACTTGCTCTTTGGGGATCACCTCGTCGTAGGTTTCGATGCGGCACGTGGGCGGAAGTCCATCGCAGTAAATGTTGCATCTCACTCCATCGGTCATGTCCCCTTGCATGGAGTGCCAAATGCGATCCCTTTCGTTGTAGTTGCTCTTTTCCATCTCCTTTATTCCAAGCAGCCTCATTACCTCCAAGCCAACCACGTGATTGGCCATTGTGTGGATCTGAATTGTGGCGTCCGTGCGACTAAGCTCTATGCTAAAGTGACATGTTGATGGAAGATTATCGTTTTGAAATTTCTGGCACGCCTGAACGAGTTCAAGCAATCTCTCTTGTATTTCGTTTTTCATTTTGGTGGTTTGTTGTTTTAGCGGCTCAATCCATCACTTGCCGTGACATCTGCTGGAAATAGTCGAATTCCTTAACGCGCCCAATCTCCCAAATGCCAGGAGATAGCCGCACTGGCTTATGTTCCTCGTGTTGTATGGTTGCGGCCTTGGTGAGCTTGAGCAGCATGCGCTCGCCAATCTCAATTAGTTCTGCTTCGTCGTCCTCAATGACATGAGAATGACCGGATTCTCCGTGAGCTAGAACCAGCCGTTTGTGCGTTATTTTTGCTCCGTCAAGAGTTGGAAGTGAATCAAGCTTTCGCCCAATCACGTCGCCTTGCTGGAATGTGTTTTTTGCGATTTTGAGTTTATTTTTCATGTGAGTATCTCTGCTGTTTCGTGCCAATTGCTGTTTCTCCAATTTAAAGATTCGGTGACCGTTTTGCAGGATGGATCAACGCCCTCTAGGTGAAATACACCAACGCTAGGATTGATCATGCGCAGATAGCGAGCGTCTGGAACTTCCTCAGAGAGCCGTATAGATAGGAGTTCGTACGTGCCGCGCTTATCCAATGAATTGTGCGGTAGCTTAGAAAGCATTCGTTCAATTCCGACCTTGCGGATCAGTTCTCGGCGTCGATCTGCGTTATTCTCCCGCAATACGCTCTCGGGTAAAATCTTTTCGGCTGGAGTTAGGACTTGTTCTGGATCCATCAGAATACCGTTGAGCGCAAAAACCTTCCAGCCATCCGAATATTCAACTGCCGCACCTTCATCTTTATGCAGCCGTCCGTTGACCATGTGAATTTTAGATGGGCGTGAACCAACAATTAGAATGTTTTTGAGTGGATAAAATAGACCAAGTTCAGAGGATGATTCCAACAATCCGAAAGAATTGGGAATACCTATTACACCAATAAATTCCATTGCGCGAACCCAAGCAAAATATTGCGCCCAAAAATGGCCGGAAAAGTAAGGCCAAATAAAATCACTGACCTGTGACCTGACCTGTGACCTGACCTGTGACTCGACCTGTGACCAGACCTGTGACCTGACCTGTGACTCGACCTGTGACTCGACCTGTGACCTGACGTGTGACTCGACCTGTGACCTGACCTGTGACCAGACCTGTGACCTGACCTGTGACCTGACCTGTGACTCGACCTGTGACCAGACCTGTGACCAGACCTGTGACCTGACCTGTGACTCGACCTGTCTATTAGCGAAAAAAGACACAGCGAGCCAGCAGCCAAGCGGACTCGATAGGTGCAATACTGGTCGCTCTGCCCCCATAAAGTGTTTATCCCATGCACGGGCTAGAGTGTACGCCCTGCTGGTTGGCAGTTGTGTTGTATCCAATCCGCGAGCAATCCATTCCTGCGCAATGCGATCAAGTCCGAGTTCTTGCTCTTTTGTAAGTTTGGTGATCATTTTGGTGGTTTTTGGTTTAACTGAAAGTCAATGCGGGTTGTCGAGTCCCGCGCTCGGCCACTTGGCTATTATTCTATCAACTGTATCATTCTCAAGTTGTTGGCCTACTGAACCGGACCAATGCGGAAATTCACATATCTCCCCACAGCAGCCAGTAGATATACATACCCACTGCACCAAGGATTAAGCCGATGATTAGGCCGGTGAAGAATCCGGTCATTTGTTCCTTTCCGCGATCATCGCGTCGGCAGAGGCATAAGCTTCCCGCGCCAAAACAGCATCCACGTTTTTATCTGTCACTTGATCCATAGCCGGAGATGTTTTCACTTGCCCTCCTGTCCTGCGATATGTTTCATGATCGCAAACTCGGTGAAGAAGTTGATCATTCAATCCCCCGTTCCGAGAGTTTCAAATTCAGTTCTCGATTCTCCATCTCAAGAAACGCTATTCGTTCTTCAAGTGAATTTTTCAATGGGGTACGCCCATTCAATCTGTCAATTATACCTTTGATATATTTAATGGATGCTGGAATTGAGCTTTCGTGATCACCTAAATTCCATGCTAAATTAACGGCATCTACGGCACGACTTAAAGCGTCTGCTTGTATCGCCTCAATATCTTTGCTGAGTCGCGCAAGTGGCACTTTATGAAAGTGGTGATAGTTCAGGTCTTTAATCCATTCGTCGGTGGTTTTCATTTCAAATCCTCAGGAGTAAATCGGATCGGAGATTTGGAATATTTATACTGCACACCTTGATCTGCGATGTATTTCGCAATCAGAATCCCGATCACAAAGTTCATGGTCTGACCGTTGGCTTTGACCTTGGCCCTGAAATCAGCGTGAAGGCTGGTGGGGATCTGAACCGTCCGGTTGTAGCCTCGCTTAGAAGTTTTCTTGCTCACGAACACAGCAAATCACATTTCGCTGTGACCGTCAACGGAAATCTACAGAAATCTTCCGCCTAGTAAAACCGCCGCTTCCTAGTGTCTTTCTTCTTGTGCTCTGGTAGTCGCTTTGGCGTGCCGTATTTATCAGCCCATTTCTTGGCGAGTTCTGGATGCTGTGACCGAAGGAATCGCCGTTGAGCTTTGGATTTGAAGGGCATATCACCAGTTGGGTTGAGAAGTTTTCTGCTTCTTGTTGTCGTAGGTATTTACCCCAACACCAAACACCCCAAGCGTTGCCATCGCAGTTGCTTCAGGAATTCCATGCTCTCCATACAGCTTAATAATGTCCCGATAGGTCATCGGGTAAAATGTGGTCTTGAGTGCGTCACCAATGTCAAATTGCTGTCCAGTTGGATCTTCTCCAGACAGCACGCTAACGGCAGAACCAACGGACGGAGAAAGTTTCCCCCTTCCAAAGTTTGCAATCACATCCCAAGCGTTGTCACCGCCATACGGCACCTTGCCACGAATCGGAACTTCCCTTCCACCCGCCGTAGTTTTCTTTCCAGTTCCAAGCCTGCTGAATAGGACCAACGGCTGAAGAATGCCCATCCAAGGGTCGATGCGTGTTTTGCCAACGACCATCTTCCCGAAGTCCGATGAGTTGGAATCGGTGTTCACCTTGCCGCCCATCAAAGCCCCAAGCGCATACAAAGCCGCTGGACCACGCAGCATCTTCAAATACTGCCAAGCAATCATCTTGCGGGTGTGCAGGTTGCCGCGCCACATCGGTTGCAGGGCAAGCATCTGAATGCGGCTGATAGCGTACTTGGGCGCAAAGGCTATCGTGTTGGCGAATTGGCCGCTGCCAAGGAACTTGCCTACGCCTTTTGAGCCTCGACCGCTGAACACGTTAATTGCATTCGCTATCTGATCAAGCGTTGCAGGATCTTTCCCCCAAGTGTCAGCCATTGCGTCAAACACATCCGCCCGCATCCGATTCAGGAAAACCGTGTAGGCTCGCTGGAACTTGTTCACCGTTCCGACAAGTTGTTTCAATCCAGGTTGCTTCTGCATGTTCTCCGAAAGCCTGAACATGAAATGCTCCTCCATGCTGGAGAGTCGCGTGCCTGCCTCAGTGAATTCCAAGCCGTATTTCTCGTAGAGTGGTGCATTATCCCGCGTCAGAATCTCCTCCATGATGCGGAATTGATTCTGCTCACTCTTGAATGCTTCCATCATCGGCTTGAGATTCCTCAGAGCAATCGTCGGATTCTGATAGGACAACGCACCGCCTTGACGTAACACGCCCGAAAACTCGCCCGTTGTCATCATGGCACGCTGAAACCAAACGGTATTCGCTACCGCATCGAATGCTTTAGCGGCAGCATTGCGCTTGGACATCTGATCGTTGTAACGCAAGTCCAGCAATGCACGGTGGACCTTGTGTAGCTCAAACCGAAGGCGTTGCGCCTCTTTATCCATCTTTACCGGATCTGGCTTCTTACGAGGCTGAAACTGCCTGTTCTTAACCTTCTCAGTTAGTTCCTCGATGCGATCCCGTGTGCGCTCTTTCCAAATCTCAAGGCGTTGCGCATCGGTCAACTCAGGCTTCTTGAACACCGTGTCATAGACAGCCCGCATTTCATCACGGATAGCGGTTAGCCGTTCAAGTTCCGCGTCGGGTTTCAGCCTCTTTGATTCCCTGACGATCTTTGTGCGCGTCTGGATCTGGTGCTCTAAATCGGTGATCTGATTGGTGATGCGCGTCTTTGCTGCTTGCAACGCTGTTTTAAGCTGTCCTTCGACATCGGTAGGAGTGACTTCAGGATGCAACCGTTTCTGTTCCTCGTATTGCTTCCTGAGCCACCGCTGCTTATCTGTCATGGTTGCGCGTTCCTGTAACTTCGGCGGGAAGATTCCGCGCTGAATCATGTCGATCTTGGAAATCTCCTGCCATTGCCCGTGCATGTCGCGCTTGATGACGGATACCGTGTCTTTCGCTAACGGCTTCAGTGGCGTGCCGTATCCTGCAAGAATCTCACGTGTCTCGCGTCGGGTAAGGTCGGGAATGACTTTTATCGCATCGGCATGAATGGCATCCAGCAATGGACCTTCCTCTTTCAGTCCACGGCGAACATGGAAGTCTAACAGCTTATCGAAGTAGTATTTCAGGTCAGGCAATACACCTTTGGATTCCTCAACCTTTCGCTGAATCTTTTTCAGGATGGTCTGAGTGCCTAAGTCTGCCTTGAGTGCGCCCTTGACCTTCTGCACAGTCGCCGCACCCTGTTTCTTGAATGCCGCTGCGACATCGGAGTTAAAGGCTTTTTGAGAGGCTTCCCAAACGGCTTTCGCGTGGTCTTTGAAACCTGGCCCCAAATCCCGAATCATGGTGTCCGACCACTTGGCAAAATCGACTGCCCCGCGCACGATCTTGGAAGTGCCGTAGATAATCGCCTTGTCCAACATCTCAGGCGAGATTGGCGCACCTGCGAACATAGGCTTTTCACCGCCGCCAAACAACGCCTTCAGATCCGCCAACGCTTGCGCCCCGCGTTCATCCCATTTCTTGGCGTATCCTTCAGCCAAATCCAATATGCGTGGGTGATACGGCAACTCGCGCTTAATCCGTGCTTCGGCCTCAGCAATGATGCGCTTGGCGTCTATGGCATCGCGTTCGGCTTGTAGCTTCTCAACTCGCGCTTGAAGCTCTGCATTCGCCTTGGTGTTGGCATCGGAGATTGCTTGAAGCTGAGCGCGTTCTAGATCTGTCAACTTGCGCCCAAGAAAGGCTTCCCGATTGGGCACCAGCTCCGCCATCGTGAAATCTTCATTCATAACCAACTGCCTTGCCCTGAATGCGCGCCCTGCCATAGTGCCCATTGCGGTATCGCCTTTGCCCATCACTTGCTCTAGTTCAAGCAACTTTTCACCCATTGAATCACGAACAGCCTTTGCAGCCTCAGCGGCATCTCCGCGCCCTTCTTGTTCCGCGAGTGCGGCTTCACGGTTCGCCTTGTTGAACTCGTTCTTAAGGTCAACGCGACGATGAAGCAGGACCATCGTTTCAACGTCTGACGGAATGAACGGATTAGCCTTGTGACGGGCAATCAGCTTGTCAGCCGCCGCCCAATCCTGATCAATGACGTTCATTGCTTGCGACCACAACTCAGGATCTCCCTTCTTCAAAGCGTCCATCATGGGCGGTTCTCCACGATCAACGCGATCACGGTCAACGGCGGCATTCTTGATAGCGGATTGCATTGGTGTAGTTGGCGCGTTGGCACCAAGCACATCACCCCCCATTGGAACAATCTCCCCCTTCGGAGCGGTCGGCGGGGTGGGTTCCGCCGCAACCGGACTCTCAGTCTTCGGCTCAGCGGGTTTCAGGTCTGGATAGTCGGCTAGGACTTCGGGAGGTACGTATTTTCCATCTTTCAGTGCTTGTTCCACTTCGGCCTTATGGAATTTGCGCATTCCTTCAGACGTTGAATAAGGGCTTTGATTAAGCGCGCTCCTTTTCTCTCCTCCTGCCAAATACTGATACGCTCTTAATCTTTCAGCATCAGCAATGGTGACTTCGTGAAATGCCCTATCGCCCATTCTTTGAACAAATTCGGATTCAGTCTCTCCGTATGGACGTTCAGGATATTTACCAGAAAGTGCTTTTTGACGTTCTGCCGCCGTTGTTGTCATCTCCCAAGGCTCCCTAGCAGCCGGTGCGCTGACTGTCGGGGTGGTGGGAGGGGTCGCAGGCTCTACAACCGCCTTCTCCCCCGCTTGCACGTCCAGCTTTTCGGGGGCAACATCGGCAGGTTTTAAATCCAACGGGGTGGCTTCCTCGAATTTGGGAGTGTCCTCAAACCCCTTGCTCATCCGTTCGGTGGCTAGTGCAGCTTGCTCAGGGGTTACTCGTTCGATGGCCGCAACGGGTTCGCCTCGCGGTGGGATAGCTCCCGGTCTGGTTTCACGGAGTCTTAATGGGGCACTCGTTGAGACTTCCAACGGCACTTTGCCTACCGCCGCTTTTCCTAAAGCGATAGGGAAGGCGACATTTGCCGCTACGCCTACGCCGCCTTTAACCGCTTCTTCCAAGTTCTGAGCCTGCATTGCTTGGTCAACGGTGGAAGGCAATCCGCCCGTCATCTGAAGCTGAAATAGCCTCGCGCCTTCTTGTGGAAGTTTCTTGGCTAATCCCAAGCCTGAAATCATGCCGGGGTCTGAGAATCCAATCGCCATCTCTTTGCCCGCCTCAGATAGCCCGCGAGTCACTTCACCTAGTTTTCCTTCGGCGGGTGCAGTCTCAGGGATACGCAATCCCTTTTTGAGCACTTCGGTAACGGTATCAATATCCTCGGGTGCCAGAATCGGAGGGGTTCGCTGCACGCCTTGACGTGCAAGAATGTTTGCGGATAGTCCGGTCGGATCAACCTTGGCTAGTGCGTCAGCAACCCAATATGCGGCATTTCCGCCTGCTGTTGCCAGCGCGGTTCCAAGTTTAGCGCGTTCGCCCTCAATCCGTGCCTCAAACGTCTGCTTGGCTAGTTCGTCACGGCGGAAGTCAGACTCTAGTGGCTTGGTGTCCTCCCAAGATGGAGCGTCAACCGTATCTTCCCACGTTGGCGCATCAGTCGGCATATCGGATGAACTTCTTGGTATCAGCGTCGAATATTGCCCGTTTTCCATCTTTGGTTAGCCTGACAATTTCGTTCGCTGAAGGCAACGGAGAAGCGGCTTCGCCTAGTGGCTGAATCGGAGGCTTTGGTGCCGTAATCTGAGGGAGTCCATTCCGCTTAGCTATCGTGTTGCGTTGATTTCTTGCCCAATTGACCATTCCTAAAGCGGCTTGCTGATCTTCTGGCGTGGTAGCCTTCTTGAGATTGCGTATGCCTTCACCCTCTGCTCTGGCCGCTTCCTGAAGTGCCGCTTGGTCTATCGGATTTAGCTTTGGAGCCGATTCTGGTCTGAGTTGCTGAATCCTTCCACCGCCTTCGTAGTGCGCCGGTTCGCCTGTTAGCGGGTTAGCTTGAATGAAGCGCGGTGTCTCCGGTGTTCTTGGCGGGACTGTTACGCGGCCTGTGAACGCTCCCGGTTGTCCGGTTGCTGCATTAGCAGGTATCCATGCGGGTTGAGGAGCAGGCGTCAAAGCCTTCATCGCAGGCCCAAAGCTAGTATCCTGAACCAGCATCGGACCCCACTTGGCAAACGCATCGGCGGCTGACTTACCTTCTTTCAGGTCTTGCTGGTAACCACGAAACGCGATGAATTTGTAAGCCGCCGCCGTCGCTGCCTTCGCTTGTGCTATCGGGTCGGGCTGCCGCTGTTGTGGGTAATACGCCCTTGGGTCCTCCCAATACGGTGTTGGACCTTGCGGTTGCTGTGGCGGTGGTCCCTGCTGCGAGCGTTCAAACGCTTGGCGCATCATGTCCTCTTGAGGATCGACGGGAGTGTAGCTGAACTGCGTTTCGCGGCGTTCTCCTGTTTCACGATCTAAAGTTCCTGTAGTGCCGATAGCCATAGTTTAGCCTCCTACGTTGTAAAGCCAGTCGAGTTCCTCGTCACTCATGCCACCTTGGTCAATTCCGCCGCCTATATTCACACCGTAAGGATCCCCAAACGGAAGATAATCCGATGTGTTTGTATTCGGATTGTAATAGGTTCCAGCGGGAGGGGTGTATGGATCGTAATTATATCCAGGTTGGTCAAACTGGCCTCCAAAATCCATTCCCGGTTGAACCGTATCGAGTCCCCCGCCTTGATCCAAGCTATACGGAAGATGCCAAGGAGTTGTTATAGGAGTAGTCCCGCCTCCTGCCCAATTCGTCGCTGGTGCAAAACTTGCACCTCCTCCACCACTTGGCCTTCCGCCTCCACCGTAGCCATAGCCAGCTCTGCTTCTGTTATTTGCCGCGTTTATCGCCGCCATTCTCGCCAGATAGTCTAGTTCCATGTTCTGGCGTTGGAGAGCCAAGGCTTCAGCTTGTGCGGGAGTTGTGACAAGGGCTTGCGTATTGGCGATGGTAGCACCTGGATTACGCCCCAAAGCGTTTGTCAGCCAAGATTGCCCCTGATTCTGCAAGTCCAATGAAGTCAGACCCAAGGCGCGCATGATGTCAGCCGTGCTGTTTGCGCCCATTGGGTTTCCGGTAGACACGCCACGCTCTGCTGACCTTGTCGCCATCTGCTGATAAACGTCATTGGGAATCTGGCCGCTCAATGCTGACTGGATGTTCTGCGAGCTTTTCTGCTCTAATCCAGTAGCATTGGGTATCCGTGCGGCATTCGCCTTCTGCTGCGCGTCGATGTTGATCTGACTAATCATTTCACTCATCGACTTGATCCAATCTGGGTTGGACAAGTTGTTGAGATTTTGATTTCCAAGACCCGTGCCGGTGCCAGCACCCGCCGCCGTAACTGCTGCCGGACTTCCAACCGCTGGCGTTGGCGCATTCGCTGCCTGATACATTGCCAGAAGGCTTGTCGGGCTTTGCTTAATCTGAGCCAACTGTTGTTGCGTTGGAATGACGGTTGTAATGGGCATAATTACCTCTGGTAACGGTTGTGGGCGAGCGATAGAAAGTCAGACCAATTGACGCTTGGGTTCCAGCCAAAATCAATAGCTGGCGTGCCTGCATCTGGCATCTTTAGCGTGTTTGGTGGCACCGTAGACGGCCCTGCCCGCTGAGGTTCGTAGATTTCCGGCAATGTGATGCTCGGTGATGTCATCTGTTGGGCTATATTCTCGGGATTCTGGACTGCTGGATTTTGAGGAGCTTGAAAGCCTTGTGGGATAGCTATACCTGTCTGTGGTTGAGTTGCTGGCGAATTTGGCTGAATCGGTTGCCAGCCTGAGCGATTTCTAATCGACTCTGGCAGTTGATAAACGGGAGTCCCGCTTACATTCCATTGACCACGAACTGGACGTCCTATTGGCATATTCTATTGAAATTGAGGTTTAAGCCTGTCTGATCCGAATATCGGAACAGTAATAGCCGTTTGAAACTTGCCAAGGAAATGATCTAATTGCCCGAATAACAGTTGCAATGCCCGTGCGTGCTTGGCTTGAGCCATCTGCTGTGAACCTGGAGTGTCCATTCTCGAGTACCGCACCGCCATACATTCTTCTATCAGGGCGGGCACGCTTTGAATCAGCAAATAATCCTGATCTGACTGCGCGGGAATGAAGTCGAGTTTGCACAAGGCTAGCACTTGTTGCGTCGATGCACCGCAACAACGATTCTGCAAGCCGTTCAGGAAGTAACGGCGATAGTCGCCCGTCATTTCGGTCGCTTCCATCGCGTGCAACGGTGTTTCATTTCCGTTGGTGTCCACCTGATAGAAAACCACGTCGCCTTGCGTTGGCTCTTTTTGGATAGCGGTAACCGTGTTGAAACTATTTACCGTGTCAGTGAACGGAATATCTAGGACGATGGTTTCACCAAGGATAGGCTTGCCCGTAAGGACGCTCGTACCATAGATGGTTTTGCCATTCGTATCGGTGCCTTGAATGAGCACTCTTTTGCCCACGTCACTCGCATTGAGCGGGTAAGCACGTACTGTATTTCCCGCAACAAAATCGTTGATTGTCGGCACACTGTCGCGCTCATAGGTTTGTTGTTGCTGACCACACCTGTCTTGCGGGCATCCCGCAGGGTTGTATCCACGCCCGAAGTCCAAGAACTCATAGAACTGATTTCGGATCTTCATGGGTTTCTTGCAAACGTCCATGAGAATGATTCGCGCAACCTCTCTGGGTGTGGTGATATAACTGAATGGTGGGGCAACCGTGAAAGCGTATTGCGCCCAACCGCCGAACCAGCCTTCATCTGGTGCCATTGGGTCGGTGAGTAACCGTTGCTGTGCCTCGTTGACAACAGCCGCGATCCTTGGAATGTCAGTCTCACATACGCCAAAGCTGCTTGGCGCACCGCTTATCCTAACATCGTATAATCTTACGCGTGCAGGCATATCAAATCTCTTTCTTCTGCTTTTCTCTCTCCAAAGCAAGCCTTGCTTGATACTTTTGCTCCAGCCGTTCGGGTATCTCCTGCTTTAGCTCGGCTTGAAGTTCAGCCATTGCGTCAGACCGAAACCTGTGCTCCAACACTGGATCGCCTTTGTAATCCGATGGAATTGGATCGTGTATGCTCATAATCATGCAGTTAGGCAAAGCCTTCTCCATCCGTTTACTCCCGCAGGCTTGGTGTTAGCAACAGCAAAAAAGCTGCCTTCGTCCAGATTCACCAATCCATCATACAGGTAATCGGCTTTTACCATAGTTCCGGTATATGGGGCTTCAGTCATATACCTGCCAACAACCTTATCCCCGATACTGTCATACCCAATGGCAAAAAGTCGCTTCATTGAAGAGATATACCACGGGAACCAGCGGAGACTTTCAAGGCTGGCATCCACCAAAGTCGATCTTACTATGGAGGCCAAAATAACATCGACTTCTCTTATTGCTTGCCCAAGGCAAATGAGCAATTCGCGGTCTGTATCCCAAACGCAAAAAAACTGCGCCCACGCAGGGACTCCGGTGAAGAAGTGAACTCCATTGTTTATTTGAAGATCGAATTCAAATAACCCTTTTGAAATACCAGTCTGCCAGCATCCATACAGACAATCTGCAAGCGGAGAATAGGCGAAGTTGTAAACGAATGGATCGGCAGGCCCAACCGATGGGCAAACACCAAGCTGAACAACTGTAAGAAGATCAAGGTCGATATACCCAACGTATCTCTGTCCTAGACCGTCCTCTCCCATGTGCCCATAGATTTTATTATAGCCATATTCCACATAGGTCAGGGCAAAGATTGTTCCCGTGACTCCAGAAGCAAAATCGGTAATCGTTTCTGATACCGGATCGAAAATTACAACGGTAGCGCCAAGGGGAAGAACAAATTTTTGGTGTGCTGCATCATAAACCATTTGGGAGTTAGCCGCTGCCCCGGCATGGCTACCCTTCAAGGTCATCGTGTTGCTACCCGGCTCGTACTTGAAAAAGTATGTAGTTGTCGTGCCCGCATCCCATCCACAAACCAAGCAATAGCAAAGGTCAGGCGCAAAGGCCGTTAGGAACTCAGGGGCTAGCGTCGGTGTGCCAGAAATTGGAACTTGTGTCGCTTCTGAACAGTTTTCCAAAACGCAACCACCAGACATATTTAATGCTTTTACGCAGCTCATGCGAATCTCACGGTTGGTTTCTGGATTTTGATAGAATGTCCCGCTGCCGGAGTCGGTAGCGTTCCGGTTATTTGATGAGTGGTTCCGGTCGCAAGGAAGGTTTCATTTACTATAACCTCTGTTGACCCATCTTTCAGAGTATAGCCTGCAACGTAAAATTGGCCCTCTACCAGATTGGAGAAGTTCAACGCGAAATCGACAGTTGTAAATCGACTGTAGATAAACCGAAGAAACTTCTGTCCCGCTGCTGAAAGATAGTCTGGAAGATTCTCAGCTACCGCCAACTTGGATGTAAATGTCTGCTGTGTGGCTTCAGCTTCAGCGTCGGTGTATGGATTGCTCAGGATTACGCTATAATCGCCAGTGGCGTAAATATCCACAAACAGGCTTATAGCTCCCGACTGGAACGGGAATGCGGCCACGTCAGCAATAGCAAATCGACCACTGGCTGAACTTTGATAGACCCTGCTCAGTGCTGTAGTTGTGTAACCGTCAGGATTAACCAGCATCGTTGCTGGACCGTCTGTTTGGCTGTCAATCGCCAGATTTCCAAAGAATGCCCACGATGCTTCGTCGGTATTGCAAACCTGACAACTGCCGCCATCTGGAGTCCAACAATAACCCAAAAGATTTCTAATGCGAGATACGCTGTTAGGGAACAAGCCTGGAGCTAAAACTTCAATCTCGGCTCCAGCGCCTTCGGCAACTGGCGGGTAAAGCCCAACGCTCGGTCTTAGGCATTCAACGTACAAATCCTTTCTATGATGCGAAGTGAAATTACCATTCGCATCGATATGACTGCTTTCGCTAAAAAGATACTTGGCACCCGCGCATTGCACTGGAGTGGTCGGATCGTATCCCGGTGGCGCAAGGGGCGGTATATAGTTACCGACTGTAAATGCTGTTTGGGTAACGTAACCCGTCCAAGTGGCGGTTTTGTACAGTGTGGTGTCTGGATTGGTAAACTTCGGATACCCGCGCTTGGTTCTTAAGACCGTTGTAGCACTCGTAACCATTGAAACTACTGGCGGGAAGAATGTTCTAGTTACGGCTTCGCAGGTTGTATCCGATACGGCAAAGACAATACTTCCGCCGCCTGCTCCGGTAGGGGTTCCGCTAATCAGACCGGAAAGGCTTAAGGATAGTCCCGGTGGAAGTGTTCCGCTTAAAATTGTCCACGCATAATTTCCACTACCTCCAGCGGCTTGCAACTGGAAGCTGTAGGGAGTCCCGATGGTGAAACCCGACAATGCCGCCGTGGTTATTTCAATCACCTGAATCGTGAACGTCTTTACCGCGTAATTGCCATTCGCATCGGTAGCAATAATCTGAAAAGCGTAGGTTCCGTTTACTGTCGGAACTCCGGTTATTACGGCGGAATTCTCAGTGGCAATAAAATCCAATCCCGGTGGTAGAAATCCCACTAGAGAGAAAACAAGATCCGGTTCTGGAAGCGTAATAGACGCGGAATATACCTGCCCATTGCAAGCGCAACGCGGCAATTCACCAAGGCAAATCCTCTGCTGGTTCGCTTGTTGGCACGCATACGCCTGAGCCTGAGACAATGCTTCAGCGTAGGTTTTGGCGATGAACATGCCCGCCGCAACGGTATAGACAAACTCAGATCCATCGGGACAGGTTGCCGTGCAGGATGCGGGTGCCGAATACCAGATTTCTTCGGGGTTTTCGCAAAGGATAGACTGCCGCAGGGCACATAAATTGGCATCCTCTTGGCTGATAAAAGAACGGCAGAGATAGAGACATCCTGGCATTGACCATTCCTCATCAATGGGAGGAGGATTCAACGGCGGGTAGACAACCGCCCAATACGGCGGATACGGCTCTGCCCCTTCCGATGAATAGTTCGATAGAAGCGATTCACCGCAATCAATCTTGTTGCAATCAATTGTGGGAACTTGTGGCATTAGAACGCGATCCCCCCAGTGGTTGACTGCTGCATCTCGGTAAACGGCCCCGGTGGAGTTACTAATCCCTCAAACGGTTGCTTCACATAAGGCGTAGCGTAAACAATGATGCCACGAATACGGCAAAAGCCCTTGATCTCAATCTTCACCTGAAATTGATGTCCGAGGCTCATAGGGCGATGGTTCATGTCGTTGCAAGGCGGGTGCGGAGGGGTCGGTAGGGTTATCGGGAACTTGTCTCCTTCGCTGAACTCGGTAGTCGGGTAGCAAACAGGATCTTCCAACTGTTCACAGGAGTCCCGCACTATGCATTCCCTGAAGGAATGCCACCATTGCCAGCAAGGATTGCCGTCTGTTCTATACCATACCGTGCCGTCTACGGTGCCATAGATGCGATCAATCCATATTTCCCCACCATCCAGCCATTTCAGGTCGAATTCCCGTTGCCACGTCCAAGCAGGCGTCTCGATGTGCCACAACACCCGTTCATCACCGTTCTCGAAGCGGTTGGAATCGGTTAACTCCCAAAGCTGAATAGAACTGTCGATTTTGCTTACAGTCACGGCAAAGGCGCGTTCCCGACCTCCAAAGTCGCCATTGAACAGTTGCAGGATGTCCAATCCCTCGTAAATACCTTCCCATACAGGGGGCAACTGGTTACCAAGTGTTCCAATCGGGTCGAAGTCCAACGGCGCAATAGCTTGATGAACCACACCTTGTGGAAGTTGCTTGGGAAGAATTCCGTTCAAAAGGCGGTTATCGAACTCAATTGCCGTGGAGTAAACCATCAATCCGCGATCATTCAGCCTCAACGCACGATCGATATTGGAGCTGATTGGACGGTTACCCCACTGGTTTTGATACCGTAAGACGGTGAAAAGGGAGTTGATCGACGGGGTAAGCGACTGATAAAACAAGTCAGCGTTGACGGCAACTACGGATCTGTCACTACAACCACCGTTATTGCGCTGCACTACCCTCTGGACTGGCTGATTGTCGTTGTCAGCGGCTATCCAGTCGATTCGGCTGATTGGCACGTCTAGGGCATAAATCTGCTTCCGCGTGAACACGTATAGCGTACCTTCACCAAGAGCCTTATCGATATTCGCCGCATACTGCAATGCTCTGATATTCCCCGCTTGTGTAGGCACCGCGAATCCATCCCCGCCGATAGCCAATGGATTCTCTGTCACCTTCAAGATGGAATCGCGCAAGAAGTAGGGCGCCGTGCCGCTTGGGCCTTTAACAATGTCGCCTGCTGTGTAGCTACGGAAATAGGCGTACCAGATGCGCCCTTGGTAGTAAACCATCGGACCAGCGGCAGGAAGTTCCTTTGGGGCACCCGCAAGTCCGTTGCTATGCCGCATGGTGGCCCCATCCCAAAAGGCAGGAAGGGTTGTATAGTCCCCCGCCTGAACCACCATGAATTCCTCGCCCTGAACGAAGTGGTAAAGAGGGGCAGTTGGCGGAAAGACGAGCGGACCCGTTATATCGTCAATGCTGTTATCCGTATCGAGCCTGATGCGATAGAACCTCCCCGAAATCGCAAGGACAAGGTAGGGTAATCCATTACTCTGATCATACATCCAGCCCCCTTGATAAAGCCCCGTGGAATCGTGAACTGTGAGGACGGGTTGCCACCCGTAGCGCTGAAGGATGCCGCCGCCGCGTGTGGTCGCGTTATTCGCCCACGCCACGGCATTGCGCGGCAATCCGTTCGGGTTGTTGTCTGAGATGATGGTTGCAGGACGGTTGCTGTCTACTCCCAACGAGAAATCCAGCGTGCCGTCTGCCCATCGGACATTTTCATTAGCGGCCATTAAGCCTTGCTTGCGAGCTTAATGAACAGTTGGCCCTGCTCGCTTGCGGGGTCGATGCCGTTATCCAAGAGCATCTTTACCATGCGGTCTTTGGCGGTCTGACCCGCCATTTGATTCAGCTCATCCCAATCGGCTTGTGTCGGGTCTTTACCCGATGCCCACTTCTGCCAGATAGCTTCCGCAAGTTTTAGGCTGCCGTTGGCGATTATTGGTAGATAAAATTCCCATCCCATAAGTTATCTCGCTTTCGCTTCCAGAATTGAGTGAACAACTACCTCGGCTAGATGAATAACATCGTGAGGAGCTAGGTTCGTCATGTTATACTGTGCGGCTACTATTGCCACCCGCATACCGATTTGAAATCGGTCGTAGTTTTGGGACACCACAGGCACGTCATTGGTTTTGAAGTTTCCCCTGATAACGCCATAAAGGTATGTGTCGTATGCAGCCGTGGTGCTGCTTTCCACGCTGTAGAGCGTGTTGTGGACCGTTCGCTTGGTCGTGGTGCAAGCCCCTAGAAAGAGCGCAATTCCGACCAGCAACGGCATGGAATATTTAAGCATCTTCATAATGGAAAGTTGGCCCCTGATACCGCAGGGGCGACGGATTTAGGGCGTAGGGGGAGGAGTCGGGTCATCAGGAATGACGTCATCAAAAGCCTGCATGGTGGTTTTAACGCCATCCATAGCCTCGGCAACTTCCGTGGTTACTTCTCCACCAGCTTCTAGAAGGGCCAACAGCCTCTTGATTTCAGTGTCAGCCGCGTCAAATCGACGAGCTTGTTCCGAGGCCACCTTTGTGGCTTGTGTTTGGATGGCCCTTAGACCAGCCGCTAATTCTGCTTGGTTCATAATGATCCTGTCTAACGTTTTGTTGTTGTCTTCTTCTTCTTTCCACTCCACCAGGAAGCGGAAAATTCTTTGCAGCCATCCAATCGTATGCTTCGGCTGGTCAGCTTCGTCTTTCGGACTTCTTAAAGGCTTGGCCATAAAATTTTACTTAAATCGAATGCTGGCGACGTTTGAGTAATCCGAAAAGTTGGTTCCCGCCGCGCATCGGACACGGAATTGATAGTTCCAGTTCTTTACACCCCCGCCTTGAGGATAACCGTGAGAACTTGGAGGTAGTGTTGCAACCTTACTGAATGGCGGGAATGGGCCTGTTTTCTTTCCACTCATCTCTACCTCATATCGATCTTCTCCGGTGGCATTGTCAATCCAATTCAGGTTCATGCTTGCACCCGCTTTGGTGACAGTCAATGATGTTGGGGCACTCAATACTGGAATCGGTTGAATCGGCGGAGAATTGGTCGGGGCTGTGACTGACACCTTCCATTCTCTAACATCCCACGCGCTGCCATGCTCCAAATCTTCAACCATGATAGCAAGGGAGTGGATACCCGGTTCTGGAAACGTAAGCGAGCCGTTAAAGTAAGAACCTGACCCGTTCGCATAATTACAGTTCACACACACTCCTGCGCTTCCCATGACCCAGAAGTTATTGTTTGTTTTCAAATTGGCCAGATTGGTCACAGCGAAGTGAAGCGTAAAGGGAGTAGTGCCGCACAGCTTGTTAAACTTGACGTTCAGCACCGGGAATGGAGTTGTGTTGGTGGCATCGGTTCCGGTGCGAAGGATTATCCTGTCGCTGTCAGCGTGTGGCGAAAATTGATCATTGTAGGTGTACGCCTTCACCATGTATGAAGCATTGGTGTTGAGATACCCGCGATAGTTCACGTTGAACCCATTTCCGATTGGAAGCCAGTTGGAGTTCCAGGCGTTCAATCCGGCACTGGTGACGTAGGGTTTGAAATACACCTCCTTCGACGGAATGCTGTTAGTTATCAGCCAAACACGCACAAACAAATCGGAAGTGCCCACCGGATTTGTAGCTGTGATTCCAATCTTGTAATCATGTATTTTGAAAGTGTCCGGGTCGCTGTAGACATTCAAGAACAGGTTGCTTCCGTCCGCACCGCCGTTCTTGTCCGATGCGCCCACGAAGAACGGAAAGCTTACATCCAAGAATCTGTTATCGGGCGTGAACGGAAACACATTGGTCAACGACGCAATCCTGTTCCATCCGTTTACGGTTATGACCCGAAGCGCATCCCCGTTGGGATCGCTTGCATTGAAAGATACCACCGTTGGATTTCCACCAACCGTATCGTATGCCTTAATGTCCGAAACGATAGGTGGAGAATTGGTCTTTGGGCTGAAAACGAGTGGATTGGATAGTGTCTTTTGAGCGTTAATCTTTGCCCCCGTTGTGCTAAGCAATCCCATCTCAGTCATCTCATCCGTGCTCTGGCTGTTAAGCAGAATGTCCTTTAGTTCGTAGACCGAGAGATTTGGATTAAGAGCAACCACCAATGCCGATAAACCGGAAACGTGCGGGGTGGACATTGAGGTTCCTGAAGCGGTCTTATAACCGTTAGCACTACCCATGATGAAGGTGGTATTGGTTGGAACAGTGCTAAGAGTGGAAACTCCCGGTGCAGATACATCCGTCAGAACCAGGTTGTAATTCGAAAACTGAGCCAGCTTGTTTGCTGAATCCGATGCCAAAACGGTGACGCTCCCCCTGTTTCCGAGTCCCGCTGGCTGGAACGGATTAATGCCTATGTCCTGACCCGAATTACCCGCCGCGATAACGGACAGGATGCCAGCTTGCTCTACACTTTGAAATGCATCCCGCAAAACCTGTTCACTGCCGGGCCCACCCCACGAATGGTTGCCAACCCGTATATCCACCCCTTGCGCTTTCAGCTCAATGGATTTGTCCAAAAGCTCAATAACGTCTGCGATGGTGCCGTCACCGTTTTTGTTCAGGAACTTCATAGCCATCAGCTTGACGTTCCAATTCATGCCCGAGATACCAATGCCATTATTCGCTACCGCTCCGACGGTTCCAGATACATGCGTGCCGTGGCCGTGATTATCCATGCCGTCAGAGACCAAGTTACCATTTATACACGTCCACCCATGATTTCCGTTTTGACCGGTATATAAATGAGTCGCAAGGTCTGGATGCGTAAAATCAATTCCAGTATCGAAGACAGCAACCACTATGTCGGAATCACCTTGGGACTTGTCCCACGCCTGTGGCATGAAAATGTTAGTCATATCCCATTGCTGAGGCCACATTGGATCAGTTGGTGAAACGGCTATGCTAACCGGAGAATCAGGTTCAATGTACTCGACATCTTCACGCAACGCTTCAAGCAACTCAGGGTTATCAATCTCAAGCCGAACAAGGTTAAGGTGAACAAGATGCTTGCTCTTGTTCTTAGGGCCATGGTCTTTGACCTTCTTCTCGATGTTCGGTTTTCGATCCTTCTTTGGCTTTGCCAACCAAACAGTATTCGTAGACGCCACAATAGGCTCAGCAACTCCAAATTCGGACACTTTTAAGGAAGGTGAAATGCGCTGCGCCGTCGCCGTGAACGAAAGCGCAACGCAAAAGAGTGTGGATAGTAGTTTAACCATGAATTGCTGGTCCAAATACTTTCCAGCCCAAAATAGGGCCAGAAGAATCCAGAGGACAAGATTGCTTCCGGCCCACGCCAACGGGTTTGCGCGGTTGGTGTAGAATCCGAAGATCAATCCAATTGTCATTATCACCCAGAATAGTAGACCTATGCTCAAACTTACCTCGCTTTCTTTATGTGGTTAGCTTTGTTTCAAGTGCAGCTTTAGCGTCTGCGATCTGAACCGTGTTGACATTGGTTTGCTGTGCAATGGCATTAGATTGCTCAACTACTTCCTTTAAAGCTGAAGCGTCGGCGGCAAATAACGAAGTCAGGAACTTTCCGATGATGTTAATGACGTATCCAGAAAGAGCCAGATACCACAATGTAGCCTTGTAATCTGGACTTAGATCGACGCTAAACTGCGGAAGCACGCCAATTCCGATTAGGCTAGATCCCAAAGTGCTAATAGCACCGCCGATGGTTGTTTTGTAGTTTGCCATAGTTATCTAGGGATGCTCATGGAGGTTTCTGTGTTCGAGCTGGTTGTTGTGGTCGATTTGCTGTTGTTGCTTTATGCAGTCTCAAATCTTCTCCAATCTTAATAATATCCTTTTCCATTGCCTCGACACGCCTTGCCATTGCAGTAGAACCAACGGTATCAATTTGCCTTTGCCAAAGTTCCAAGGCGGTTATCCTGCTTGCATTTGCCGTAGTCATTGCTGACTGTTCGGCACCCTGTTTCACCAACACATCCATTTTGGTACTGATGCTCGATGCCCACCATATGCTGGTTCCGAAACCACCAGCACATAGCCCCGCAACAACAACAAACATGCCTATTGCAACAGGAAGAGGAACCGATATTTTGTCTGTGCTTGTTTGATCACCTTCTGAGTCCCTATATTTCATTGGAATTGGCTCTTCTGAGTTCACTTTCTTAAATCATTTGGCGTACTTGGCCGAAAAAGTGTTGTATACACCAGACCCGGCACTGATTACGGTTCCGCCAAAATTTACAGTGCCGTAGAAATAACCTCCCACTGCCACATTTCCAAACGCATCAAAATCTACACTCTGACCGTGACTCTCGCCTCCTATTGACCCATCCTTTCCCCATTTGTAAACGGGTGCGCTGGCACCGCTAGAAGTGAATACTGCAACGAAGAAGCAAGCACTTGGATTTCCGTGAAGTATATTTCCATCGAAACCAATTACCCCGAACACCTGTCCAGCTAACCCAATGTTTCCAGAATCGTCCATATCCACGGCAAATGCTGTTGCTGCACTAAACCCATCGTTTCCCTTATAAACCTTGTCCCAAATGTATGTGCCGCTTGTGTTATATCCGGCCAAGAATATTCCAGTGACGGCTGACGAAACGCTACCTCCTCCAAAATTAGCCGTTCCGTTGAATGCTCCGGTAATGAGCACGTTCTTAGTCACCGGATCGCATGTGATAGAATTCCCCGTGCTTCCAGATCCTCCTCCAAACACACCATGCCAAAGGTAGCTTCCATTTGAACCGAGATATTTGGCTACGCATATCCCGTTTGTGGTTGTGGGCCCATTGCCAAAGTCAACATCGGCAGCTAAAGAGACCTGCCCCGTGATTACCACGTTGCCATCTGTATCAACCGCAATACCGTTTGAATTGTCAGCGGCACTTCCACCATACATCTTGCCCCATGCGGTCACTCCCGCTGCGGCACCGAACTTTCCAATCGTAAGGTCGAAGCTGCCATGACCCGTAGCAGTTACTCCATTTCCGAAGTTGACCAACCCGCCAGAACGGGATGCAGCGAACACATTACCCGAGCTGTCAACCGCTATGGCGTTTCCATTGTCGGTTGCACTGCTTCCATAGCCCTTGGCCCAAGAAAGGGTTCCAGCCGATGAGTATTTAGCCAAGAACACATCCGTGTCCAACGATCCGCCCGTTGCGGTTAGCGTGGTTCCGCTGATGTTGGCGCTGCCCTGAAAGTTTCCGACCATGATGATATTGTCTGAACTGTCCACGGTTACACCTGTTCCATTGTCCGTAGCTGTTCCGCCCATTCCCTTAGCCCATATCAAAACTCCCGATGGGCTGTACTTCACCAAAAAGGCATCCAACCCACCAAAGCTGGTTATCTGACCGGAACCGAAGTCCACGAAGTTAATGAACTGACCGACTACGATCAGGTTTCCAGCACTGTCGTTTTTAACTCCGTTGACTCTGGCTTGATACTGAGGAAATGAAGTCTTTACCCATTGCAAAGCACTCGGAGCCACGTTCGTGTTAATGACTCCCGGGGTAGCAATCAGCCTTACGCTTCCCGTTATCTGAGATGTTCCAGAAACCTGAATCCCCGGCTGTGCGCCAAGCAATCCAGCTATCAGGCAGAGAAGCAATGTTAGCGGAGTTTTCATCGGCCCGGTATCGGCGGAAATAGTGCTACCTTGTTAACCCTACGATTACTCCCGCTGACGTTAGTAGCCACGGAGCGGGTTCCGAAAAATCCGACACGGTTTGGTTTAGGTGATTCGTTACCTTCATTGCGAAAAAGGATGAAAAAGTCAAATCCCTCATGATGTTAAATTGCCATAGATTTGAAACAGGAGTTATTGATGTAGCGGGTATAACGATTTGCACTGGCCACGTTGCTACAGGGGTAAGCAATGCTGGCGATTGAACAAGTATAAATGACATGTTAGTTGAAGCATCCCGAATTGACATGCCTCCAAGACTGTTTGTGCCATCTATTGGCCATCTCCAACTAAGTTTCAATAGTTCAGGAGTTCCAGCCCGAGCCGCGAGTGTGAGCATGGCGAGGATGAAGCATACTGCCGCGAATATATACCATCGGTTTGATTTCATTTTAGTAGGGTTTCTTCACCGTTAAACGGTTTGCAACCGTAATCTGTTTGGGTCATAGCGTCTTGCCAACCTTGCCAGTATCCAAGGCTGTGCTCTCCGTCTTGAACTCCTGAGTCATACGCAATTTTCCACATTGATATTACTACAACAAAAGCAACCAACCATTTTGCTGCAATTTTCATGGTATTCCAAAATCTATTTTGCATTGTGCAACAGCACTGCTTTCTTCAGCGGTTGTAAGAATATTGGTCCATGCCCACACACGACAAATGTTTCCTTTGTAAAGTTGCCACTGAGCTAGATATGCTGCACCAAACGATGTGCTTCCAGCATTTCCACTTGCGGCTGTTACACCATTAGTGTCGATTCTACTAGACGCGCCATTAAACACCGCAGTTATTACATAATAATCATTCGTAATAGTTGCTGGCGTAGATAAAAGCGTGCCAGCCGAAATCTCAAGAGAACTGTTGCGATACCGAAGATAAGGCGGGATGCCTGAACCATTAACGAAAATAAATTGTTCAGCCGCGGGAGTGCTACTATTCGCTACAACAATAAAAGTGGCAGTGGGCTTTCCGAAATCTTGTGATTCCATTCTGGTCGATGAACTCGATGTAAAATCGACTCTAGGAGATGTCCCATTTCCGCCTCCTCCACTTGTATAGTTAGTAGGAAACGCCCCATCGGCATTAAAAAGACTACCACTAACAAGATTCGTCCAATGGTTAATACCAACACCGTCCCCTGTAGTGAAATCCTTTCCAGCACTGAGTATTGGGGTTAGCTCTAACCATATAAACATTTGATTAGCTGTATTAGTAGGCCACCATCTACCTGATGCAGAAACCCTGTCCTTAGCAAAGTACGGCTGGTCGTGCGAGAACGACCCAAACCCCTGAGCAAACAGGTAGATAGGAATGCAGAAAGCTAGGAATAGGAGTAGGCGTTTCATACTCAGAATTGGCGATACACCGCATTGGTTCCAAAGGCTGGATGGTAGCGTATCGAAAGCATTCCCTGAGAGGCATTGCTGATAGCCACTTGATTCGTTCTCTCTGGAATCCATCCTGAAGGAATCGTTAGCAGCCAATTCGTTGAAGATTTGTTCGTAAGCGTTAGCATCACGGATTGAACTACTGTGTTTGATCTGTTAAGCAATCCCGTGATGGAGCAAGCAGTAAACGAGGCATATCCCTGATCTTCCACGTTCAGATCTATGGCGTTGGTTGGGCCAAGCCATGCGTTTGTCCTAAAGAACACAGTATTGGCCGTCATTGAGGAATTTGAAGCCACTAACGACACAGCCTCCACGCCTCCAAGCAAAAGGCTTATCCTTCCTGGCACGGTTCCGCTAACAGGCGAGAACGTGGTTGTACCGTAGAGTGTGGCATTCGTCAGTGGCCAAGCCACGTTGTACGTGAAGTTACTGCTTATGGTGTAGGTCGGAAATATGTTCGTGACGAAATAATTGCTTACGTAACTGTTGTTGACAAAAATATTGGTGTTGAAAAAGTTAGATACGTATTCGTCTGTCTGGTAGAAATTCGTGACCGTTATGTACGAGGTTGGGAAATTGGTCACATACACGTTAGTATTAAAGAAATTGCTCACATACGAGTTGTTAAAAACATTAGTAGTGAAGTAGTTACTGACAGTGGTATCTGACGTATAGATGTTCGTGTTGAACACAAAATAGTTCGACGTTAAATAAGTCGCAAAAAGGTTGGTTATGTAGGCGTTCGATACCGTCATGAACTGCACGTTCGTATAGGTATTGTACGTAAACTGGTTGACTGTAACATCCACGTTTGAAACGGTCGTGAACAGATTCGTGACGTAGTAGTTGCTGACAAAATTGTTGTTGTAAACGTTCGTGTTGAAATAATTGCTCAGGAACGTATTTCCCTGATAGTAGTTCGTGACCGTCAGGTTCGTCTGGTAGTTTTGAGTTATGTAATAGTTCGTAAAGAAGGCATTCGACACCGGAGCGTTATTGATTACGTTAGTGAAAAAGTAGTTCGATACGTAGGTGTTGTTATTGTAGATGTTCGTATTGAACAGGTAAAAATTGGTGTTTGCGTTAACCAAGTACAGGTTTGTGATGAAAGATGTCTTGCCGTGGAATTCGTTCAACACTGTCAGGTTGGTAAAGAACGCATTCGACACGTAGAGATTGTTCAGGATCGTCACCGTCGCCGGATTCGTCCCAATGGCATCCTTAAGCTGATTCCAAGTGATGTTCTTGTTTGTCGCTCCGCTTGCCAATAGGAACAAGTCTCCTCCAGCCGGTGCCGTTGTGTTCGGAAACTGGCTGATCTTGACGACGATGGTTGCGCCGATGGACGAAAACACCATTGAGAGAATCAGGAATGGGAGAAGTAGTTTTTTCATTTTGCGGTCACTTGCTTGATGATAAGATTCTCATAGGTTTAGTTTGTTGTTACAGTTACTCCTCTGGCTACCATTGTGTTTTTATCTGTGACACCTTGTCCGGTGGGGCCTGCATTCGTTCCGCCTTCTACTTTTATAAATCCCCCTCCGGTGAAAAGCGGGCTTGCAACAGCGCGAGCGAACACTTGATTTACAGTAGTGTTCAGAAGCGCGTTATCGCTGAAATCCACGGTGCATGGGCCTCCAAATACGACATTTGGAATGCTTATATTTGTCAGACCTGTGTTGAATTCTATTACTATCGATGCGTTCGTATCGACTGATGTCAAACTTGATAAATCCAGGGATGTGATCGGCAGGCTGTAAATTGTAAGGTAAGACCCATTACCCATCGTTGAGAAACTCGGAAGCGATAAAGCGGTCTGTGCTGGCAAATCTCCAACATCTAGCCCTGCGTTGTCGCTGAGGGTTTGAAAAGAATCTAAGTTGATCGATGAAAGCAACGGGCAGCCCGACGCAATTGGAATGTATCCACTGTCTCCGATTGTAACCAACGAAGAAAGGTCAAGAGTCGTCAGGGCCGCATTGTTGTCTATGTCAATGCGGCCAAGGCAGTTTACCAAATTAGGGAAGGACAGTAGTGTCGCATCTTGAAAATCTCCACAGTCAAGATGCGCCCCGACCGCAACCGTTGTTAGTCCTGATAAAATGAAGTTTGTTATGCCGCCAGGACCAGGAGTCGGAAGACCCGCCATCGGATACCAGTCTCCTGTTAGCGTGCCTGAAGCGAATGTAATTTGATTTGCCACAACCTCCAACGTCCAATCTCCTGCCGTGAGACTGTTCGCACGCCAGAGATTGCCAGTCGCGGTGTCTTTGTAGATTTGGCCGATGAAATCAGGTGTTACACTCATGTTGGATCTCCTGCTCCTTCTACGTTCACACAATCACCACCAGGAGCTGGAGGAACTACCCCGCCGCTGATAATGCACATCAAGTACGGCTCAAGTAACTGCAATTGCCTTGGTGTAAGGCATTGGAAGCAGGCGGCGTCAGCCATCAGTGTTGCTGGATCAAGGCTTCCACCGGCTATCACGGCCAACAGATAGGTTTTTACCACATCCCGCTGCGCCTTGGTTAGGCATGAGAAGCATGCGCTTAGTTCCGCTACGGTGCTTGTGTCGCAAACAAATTCAGGCATATCATTCGACTCCAATCATACCGCCATCTTCGCCACCGATAATCCCGCTTCCGCCTTCTTCCCCAATAACAATGATGTCCTCCTCTGGGGCTATTCCTCCAGCCGCCACGCATAGCAATTGGGTCAACGCGGCATCAGATTGCTGCGCGGTCAGGCAGTTATTGAAGCAAGCTGCCGCGCTTACTATGTCCTGAACAGAACACGATGCCATAGTGGTTTAGAGAAGGGCGACGGCGTTACCCGCCGCCCGTTGAATTGTTTCTTACGTTGTCAGGGCGAGCGTCAGCAAATGTGTGTGCAACGCCTTGATCGTCTGAGGATCGGCGCATAGCAGGCATTTGATCTTCGCCATCAGTTCAGCAGACGTTTCACCGTTGTCCTGCTGCGTCCATAGGAATGAAGCGATGCTTTGTTTTAGCTGCGTTTCACTCCAGCACTTAAGGCACACGGTATCGTCTACCAAGGTGCTCAAGTCATCCGGCAGGGTATATCCGGCTTTCTCAGCCAGAAGCAGGACCAGTAAAGCGTCCAGTTCCTTGCCAAAGAAGCATTGCACGCACGGGTTGGTTTCGATGTAGTTTACGGCTGTAGCCATATTTATCCTTTGTCCATAGCGTCGATTTCCTCGTCGCTAGTCATTTCCATTGGTTTCTTTTTGTCGGAAATTGAATATTCCAACTCCACTTCATCGCCGTGGTCGGCCACAACGCGCATCATGCACTTGTCTCCAACCTTCGTCATGTCGCCCAAAGCCGTTTTTGGTGCCAGGATGGTTTTACTGGAATTCTCGGCATTTTCTTCGTCAACGGTTTCAGGTGAGGATTCGTCGGTGGATTCCTGTGCGGTGGATTCAGACGGGTACATGGCATCCATGCCGTCATCGCCTTCGGGTTGGCTAATCATAGTGTTTATCGGTTAAAGAATCCCTCCAGCCTGAAACCACCACGAAACAGGCCGGAGGGACCAGTCACCAAACGATTAGTCCACCGTGAACGGAATCGCTATTGAGCTGCAAGCCGTGCCAGTAAGCGTGATGTCCGCACCAGCAACCGCCCATGTGCCCAAAGCAGCGGCCTTGCTGTTCAACTGAGCCACCAAAGTAGCCAAGCTGACTGCGCCGGTAATCGCGTCATGAACCACGACCATGCCATTGCATTGAATCGAGTTCATCGGAATCTCGTAGGTCGAGGTGGCAGGACTGATTTCAGGAGTGACGGTAATCGTCTCATCCACCGTAGCGCATTCCGTGTTAGCCGAACTGTAATCCTGCACATAACACACAGGATCAGCCGCGCACCGGGGAATATCCACAACGCAGGCGGGTTCACGCAGGGTCAAGAACGCTTCCGCAAACTCGGGATACTGCGCTTGGGTAGCGAAACTGAAGTCAGCCAAGAACTTACCCTTGTTGCCGCGAGAGTTATCAACCGCAATCGGGTTGCCGTTGACATCCACGCCGCAGGTAAGGTTATTCATGGCGAACTGCCACTTGCCACCGAAATCCCTAGCCGCAAACGGCATTTCAGGGTTAATCGCCGTGGTATCACGCACCAGGCTCATCATGGCCATGCGGTGCCAAATGAAGTTCATCTGGATCGGGGCATTGGTGAACTGGTCGTTAACCTGTTCCTTAATGCCTTCAGTTGCCGCAACGTTGTTATACGGGAATATTACCCCGAGTTGCCATGTGCCATCGGAATTCTGCGTGTTCTTGTCGCAGAACCGGAGCGGCATGGAATCAGCACGCATACCGAAATTGCCGATCTTGCCCATCCAACCGTACTTGTAGAACTTGCCTGCATCATCGAAACTCTGGAATTTCCAGTGGTCGGACAGCTCGGGATTGCCTTCAACCATGTCCCATACCGTAGTCATATCCAACACGGTTTCCAGCATCGGCTGAGTACCGCGGTTGATGTCCTCGCCCAAGGCACCTTCCAAAATCTGAGGTTCAACGCGCCGTTGCAAATGGCGAGCCGTCATCTTGGAAGTCGGCTTGGTAGCCACATTGAGAACCGTGCAATCCGTATTCCAATACCAGCTATTAGCAGTCAAACCGCTGGCCGTCGCCCATTTATACTTGGCGATGCGTGCCGCCTCAGTCCGCATTCGATGCGAAACAATCAGGCTGGATGCCCGACGCAGCGTGCGGATAATGTGCGCGAACTGTTTCTTGGCACGATCCGCGCTCAAAATCTGGTCGAAGCAGAACAAGTCAGTTGCGTAGCTCTTGCGCTGAAGCTTGTAGCTGTCCCGAGTGAAGCCCAAGCCGATCCTGGTTTCAGTCGGATCGCAGGGTTTGCCAACGCAGGAAGTGGCTGTAACGTCTTCCCAACAGCCGCTTAGGTCTGGAAATACGTTCTCGAAACGGTCGAAGGTGTGCTCAACGCCATCCTCGGCAGCGAAGCGGCCTGTGGAGACGTGGCCAATCCAAGTATCTGTCGGATGGAGACTTTTGATGATATTGTCGTCGAGGTGCTCAGACTTTCGGGAGAGAAAATCAGTAAAACTACTGCAAGGGATTGCCATAAATTCTTCAAAAACTATTGTTATGTCGGTTGCATCATGCCTGCGTAGCTACACACGTAGCGCGTAGACAATCTGCGGGGTGTTTTTGAAGTGGATGGGGCTTCTGGGGCACCTGCCCATCAACTAACCATCCTGTCGCTCGGTCCTAACACGACGACTGAAGAACCGATTGGCAACTGCGTTACCTGCTCGCTGGCTCGACGGCGACGTTTACGAACCTGAAGTGGTTTTAACCCTAACCCGTTAAAGTGTCAACTGATATTCTCTGACCTGTTGGTTCTATACTCCCCAAAGTACTTAACTTCCGCCGCCAATCTTACACTTTTGGCTTTTTCAAGAGTTGGGAAATATCCCAGATGAATGTTTTTCTGATTCACCATGATCCTAGCCGCATAATATCTACCGGATTTGTGCAAACTGACTCCTTTAGCCCCAGATGTATTGGCTCTAGAAAGTGCCTGATTTCTTAAATTCTCAGCATGTGTGCAAACCCTCAAATTTCCCTTCTGATTGTTCAGCCCATTCCCGTCTATATGGTCGCACTCCTCGTTGTACGAATAGTTCATTATCTGTTGGTGCATCGTAACAGTTATCTTCTTTTTCGATGCGTAATAATGAGCACGAACAGCATATCCGACTCCATGACCTCTTATCTTTACAAAGTGCCACTTGAAGCTGTTCAACTCTTCATAATCCTCATCATCAACAATCGCAACCCTACCTTGAGTCAGTGGAATTTCTTTCATAGATCGCCCCCACAGTGAGGGCAAAATTTCTTTGGCTTTTCAATCCAGTCAGCTCCAGACCATTTGCATACTTCTTCATGGGTCTTTTTTCCATAGCATCGTATTCCAGCCGGATTTGCCGGAGATAATATGCCTCTCTCTATAGCCAATTTAGCCGTTGGTTTGTCGTATATTCTATGCTCAATCAATACGTTTCTTGCTCGCGTTGATAGCCCTGCATGCTGACCCTTTAATACGCATCCAAGCTTGATTAATTCAGAAATTGAAACCGGACCAATGCCTCTGTACAGGCTGGCTTGTCTTTCAGACATTGGAAGTTTTCCTTTAGCGTCTAGCAAGAATCGGTCTATGATTTTTTGAAGTAATTTCGGATTCATAAAAACAAAAACGCCCCGCACGATCTTGCGTGCCTATCGGGGAATAGCCGAATCGGCATCGTGCAGGGCAAATTGTTGAAGGCTTTAATGGACGCAAGACCATTGCTTCAAAACTCCATCATATTGGCACGGGAGTCAAGGGGGGAGTTGGTTAAAGAAAGCACTCTCCAGACGGGCAACTGGATGAGAATAGATCGTCTGGAATTGACAAGTCAGCATCTCGCAATGGTTTAATCGTGCTGTGCAGGAAAGCGTTAGGATCTCTTTCCCTGATCGACTCGTCTAGTTGAATCGCTTTCTCGAACAACTCTGGATAATCGGATTGGACTTCATTCCACTCGTAGTCCGATTGATTTGGACACATCCAGCATCTTGACCTTGGCGGTTTAGGCCAACCCATTCTTTCCACTATTCGGATCGCTTCGTGCCTTTTTGTTGGCACTCCATGCACCAATGGAAAATAAATGAGTCCTCTCTTGTATTCTTCTCCGTCCATCATTCGGAGCACTCGGTTTGTCTCATCCATTGAAAAGCCGATCCATTTCCGATATTCAGAACGATCTAATCCGTGGACTTTTTTCAGGTATCTATTGCACACTCGGACTTTCCATTTATCAGAGCAGAATGACGACAGCTTTGATGCCTCTCCGGTCTGATTTGAAAATGCTGGAATTAACAGAGATCCGCTTTGGTGGAACTCTCCTTTATCCGCATCACTGCAATATTCTTGGCTGATGCGATGGACTTCACAGCCGATTGATTTCAGCGCGGGTATAGTTACGGCCTCAAGATATTGCCAAGTGGTAGGCATTTCCCTGCCAGTGTCAGCGATTATGGTGAAATCCGGCTTAGGAAGTTTCCCTTGGACAATAAGGGCAGCGATAGCTGTGCTTTGGGTTCCGCCACCGCTGGAAAAAACTTGCTTAAGCATACGAGTCTTTTTTTAGCAGTTCCCATGCTCGCGTTCTCATGTTGTGATCATCTGCATTATTTGATACCCAAAGCAGTTCATCTCTGATGGTTTCAACTCTTTTAAGCAACGCATCTCGTTCTTTGATAGAAGCGTTATAGAGTGAATTTAATCCAGCCACATCGTGCATTTCAAAGTCTAAACCACGTTTAAGGCAATCACGTTCTTTGGTTAGTTTGGCGTTCTCGGCGGTGAGTTGAACTATCATAGACTCCCTGTAGTCCACATTGCCAACAATGTGCTTCAGTTGCTCTAGCGTGGTTTTTGGTTCGTTCATAATCTAAAATCCCCCTTCCAGCCTAGTACGCCAGCAAGAGATTGCCAGCACCGGAAGGGGGAAATTGTTGATTGTTTTCACGGGTACTAGTCCGTTGATTTGCCTGAGTATGCAACAGGTGATTTGGCGAGTCAACAAAAAACCCCTGATGAATTGGTTTGCTAGACGTAAACTCCAAGAACCTGCGTACCTTTCAGCAGCTTCAAACACCGCGCACCCTCGTTGACCACCGTCCCCGTCCGTTGCCCGACGATTACGCGGTCGCCCAAGACGAACTCAAAGGGCCGTTTATGGTCCACGCTGCCCATCCTACGCACGATTGCGTCAACGGGGTAGTCTTGAGCCTGTTCAGGGATATGCAGCCCGCCATTGGTCTTGGTGGTTAGCTGAAGCTCAACTAGGACGTGACCCCGCTTGGGTCGCACGTTGGTGATTTTGTAGTTCATTTAGCTCTGAGGTTTTGCGAGATAGTGTATAGAACGATGGTGAGTAAAATGATTACTCCGGGTATGACTCTGTAAATAAGTATTTCTTCGCTCATAATCAAATTCAGCGTTTTTTGTTAACCGGATGCGGCGAATCCCCGGTGGTTACATTAGAGGCTGTCCGGGGCAAACACTAGATGTGTGGTAATCACCACATTTTCCGCACTGCATTGCACATCACCTCCTTTGTTTGTATTTTATGATTTACCGCTTATCCAAAGCCTCAATCTCCGCATTCGCATCATCCACCCAATTACCCGTCTTGGCGGTGGACGCTTCGCCTGCTTTGCCCGTGGGCGGTTCAGACTTCTCGTAGGCTTCCAGACTCGCCTTGAGTTCGGCTATCTGGCTATTGGCATTCTTCAGGTGCAACGCCAGTCGATCATGGTTCGCTGCCTTGTTGCGGATAACCGCCATGCGGGAAATCCTGGTTTCCTCTGGGATCGACGGATCACCAGAGAACACCTTATCCACGTAGTCCATGCCCTTGTCGAATACCGCATTGCCTTCGGGGTCGGTTGGCTCTTTTCCGAACCACTTGGGATACTTGGAGGCTAAGTCTGCGTTCGTCTTTTGCAGGATGCTTGCAACGCGGGCATTGCGCTGATCCTGCTGAACTTTCAGGTTTTTCTCGCGCTCACTGCCGACTGTCTTGGCGTCGGCAATGGCCTTTTCTTGGGCTTCGGCCAAGTCTCTAATGCGCTCAACGTGTCGAATAACTCTCGCCGCCGATCTTCCGAACATTGCTTCCGCTCGTTCGTCAAGAGTCGCCAATGGCGAGTTTGCAAGAGCAAGTACGTCTCCAGGAGTTGCCTGGCGAGTCGAACCATCTTCCTGAGTGACCGCAAGCTGCTCAATCTCCCGTACAGCTTTCGCCCACGCTTCGTTGTACGGCTTTTGGTACTTTTCGGTGAACTCTGGGTGTTTGACATAATTGGTGAACTTCAGTTCTTCCTCGTATTCCGCCGTCTTTTTCTCCAAGGCAGCGAGTTTTTCGAGGAGAGGCTTATTGTCCTCCGGTGGTTTTGACTCGTATTCCTTCAGCTTGGCTTCCAGAGCAGGAATCTTGCTCTCGTATTCCTTGATTTTCTGCTTGGCACCGTCATAGGCAGCACGCAAGTCAGCGGCTTTGACGGGTTTAGCTGCACTCTCGGTAGCAGGGGAGGCAGATCCAGCATCCTTCTCCAACTCTGTAGAAGAATCCTTCGTATCCTTTTTGGCATCGGGTGCAGGTGCCGCTGGTGTACGCTCCTGCCGATTCTGCGAGGTTTTGGTTATCGCATCTTTCGCCGTTGACCCCTTGTCTATTGCGTCGAGTTCGGAGAAGGTGTCCCCGAGCGCCCCTTCGTCCGAGGAGGGAGACTCGGGCGGTGCGACGGGAGCGTTCGGGGACTTGGGGGTGGGCGTGGGAGAAGTTGGTTTTGGTGCTTGGGGTGCGCTTGTGGGCGCGGGGGCTGCGATTGTAGCTGGCATGGTGGTTAGACTCCTGCTTGGTAGTTAAGACCTTGACGGGTCTCTTTCTTTGGTTCTTGGGTGGTTTCATGGAGGGTTTTGAGTGTTCTAAGAAAATCCTGCGCTCCAACCATCTTCATGTGCGACTCGAACGCTTCTTCCTTGATTGGCGGCAGATTGTGCTGCATCTGGAGCAATGCGACATCACAAGCCTCGTCAAATATATGGTTGGATACGATCTGCTCCCATTGCCCCGTTCGTATCTGCGACGATTGGAATTTCTCTTTGGGTGATTTGATCATTCTTCGGTGGTGGTTTCTGGTTCTTCTGCTTGTGTGGCGGCTGTTGCTGCCATTTCCTGCATGGTTCGCAGCGTTTCAGAACGTAGCTCTTGTGCAGTTCTTGCACCTTCATGAGCGAGTTCCTGAGCGGTTCGAGTATCTTCCCGACGAATGTTGGCTTTGAGTTCCTGATCCTTGCGCTGCTGGTCGAGTTCAAACTGCGCCTGCTTCTGAGCGGTCTTTAGGGCGTGAGATTCTCGGGTATTCGCCGCCTTCGCCGCTGCGGTAATCTGCATCGCCTGCACCTTGCCTGCGGTCAACGCGGCTTCCCCGTTGCCATTCTCGCCCTGCTGCTGTCCTTGGGCTTCCTGCAAGCGTTGCGCCATGCCTTTTACGTGGTTCATCATTTGGCCAAGCATGTCTCCATATTGTTTAAGACGCGGCTGATCCTCATCCCCGCCGCCGATTGCCATGATGAACTTCTGGATATGCTGCGCAAGGTTTCCAAGTCCGATCACGTCTTGCATCGTTGGACCAGTTTGCTGAAGTAACTGAATCGTCGCTGCCATGTCCTGAAGCCATACCTGCACGTAATCCTCAAACACCATCCATGGCATCGGGTCGAACTGCAATCCACGCAAGATTCTATCCGTGCTCAACTGCGCGTCATGCTGCGATTTGCTGATTGGCTTGTTGGATTCGGTTGGGGCCAAATCTTCGGCTAAAGCGGGATCGTCGGTGAATACTTCAACTGCAATGTGATCGACCCGTCGCTGTGCGTCAGGACCGAGAAATTGCCGCATCTGTAAGAGTTGGTTGGCCTGAGCAATTTCAAGTGTTTTATTCCCGCCTCCAAGAGTTCGCTCCGGGTCAATGTCCCAACGCTCGGAGTCGAGATAATCGGCGGGGACTCCTGCTCTAAGACAGGCTTTTTGGAACTCTTTGACTTCGGTGTAGGGTGAGTTTTTGATGCAGAATCTTCGTGCGATTTCACGGTATTGAGAGGTTTGATAGGTATACGCAAGATTGAGCATCCCGCTTACCATTGTGTTGACATTGTTTACCTTGGCCATGACTTCGGTAGCGGTTTGCTCCTTACCGCTTCCGCCTTTCTCGAAATCCTGAACGTAACTCGCCGCATTCTCGCTCAGAATTTGACGCATCATGCCCAAGCCCATGTTAATCTGCCCAGAATCCGGCTTAAATCGCTCGTTAGACGGCACAAACGACACCCCTTGAGGTATTACGCCCATGTTGCTGAATACCGCTTTCTTTACGCGGTCAAAATCCTGTTGCCCTGCCGTGCGGAAGAACCAAAGCATCTGCTCGAACGTACTTTCGGTGAATTTACATTGCAGGCGGTTGAGTAAATCGACTACGCCCCACATCATCCAGCCAAGGGAGCGCACGGAATGATATTTGAAGGGTGCAACTGCGGAACAATCACCAAATTGGCAGTGCAGCATCTCCGAAAGCTTGTTGGAATAGCAACGCTTCTTGGACGTGTATAGAAAGTCCTCCTGCTTATCCATTTTGGGCATACCGCCGCTATTTCGGTAGCTGGAAACTTCATCTTTTCCCAAATCCCAATCCAGAAATATGCGCCTATACCATCCCTTGCCGTCTTCTGCCTCACGAAAGTAGCAATCCCATACGTCAATCGTCGGAACGGCGTCAGATCCCCAGAATCCAGAATCTTGTTTTATGAGTTCTTCCACTTTTTCTGGCATGTATTGGAAGGCGGTCATGTTCGGCTGTTTCCGCAATTCTTCCGCGACGTATTTGAGCTGACTTTTGACCAACGGCATGTTCCAACCAGGATCAACCTTTGGACCGGAAGTCATTTCTACCAACTGCGTAGGTGTCCATTGGCGGAAAACACTGTACCATTCAAGATTCGAGAAATCCAAGTCGGTTTCTGAGGGGATTAGCAGGGAAGCGATTGGAATAGGAATAGGAATCGGGTCACGTCTATCTCGCCACACTGTCGGGCCTATGCCGTGAAGCATCACTTGCGCTCCGGTAGCCCTAATTTGCTCCATCATGGGCTGTGAACGCTTCAGACGACGGTTGATCTGCGTGGTTATAATGTGGCTCCACTCCATGCGCTTGTGCGCGGGGCCGTCATCGAGGCCAACGGTGAAATAGTTACCGGGTTTGAGTAGGGCGGACGCCCATTGCCTGCGTGCATCTGTAAGAAGTCGGGTGCCTTGAAGGAAATTGCGGTTAACCTCAACACTGTTTTCCTCGGCTTTGCTCTCATCAAATGGCGGCTCCCCATTATACGTTCTATTAAGGACTGCCCTGTTTTCACCACGCGGCATGTCGGCTAGACGGGCATTCCACACTACCTCACTTAGCCTTTGAGCATTGTCGAATCGCATAGAATTAAGAAGCCATCGATTGTTTATACGCCGCACCAGTCAAGTTGTCATTAAGATTTTTCATGGCTAGTGCGATGCCAATTCAATCTCCTGCCTGCTTCTAATCTGTTCAGGCTTATCGTTCTCAAGCCCGTCAGCCAATCGAGATAGCCTTTGACGTTCCTGAACGCTTGCCTCATCGTAGGTATCCGAATGCCGGAAATACGTCAGACAATTGCTTTGGTCGCCACGCCAAAGACAGTTTGCAGGCTTACGCCAATCCTTGGGTGCATACTCGCCATCCCACGTCACAAGCATCGCTGGCATTTTCCATGAAACAACCTTTCGCCAAAGCGCATTCCAGCCCCATTCAAAGCTGTAGCGTTCTTTGCGTGTTATCACAGGCTTTCCCCACTTGCGTATAAACTCGGGAGAGGTCAGAAAGCCGGTTGTCTGCAAATGTGGCCGCTGAAGGAATGATGCCATAGATCCATACATCCCCGGCCCGTGTTTTTCCCACGCCCCAACTATGCGCCTTAGCCAGCCTGCACGTTTAAAGTGAGCGGGTCCACCCAAGTAAAAGCAGGCATCGTAATCAAGAAACATGGATGCCCATTGGTATCCGCCTATGTCCTGCCCCGTGTTGTCGGTGCGTTCGATGTAATGAAGATTTGGAATCGTACCGACGCACTCAATCTGATTCTTCATCTTCTGAGTGAGTCTACCGCCATTGCAGATAACAACCGTGTCATGTTCGCATCCCGGTGGAAATGCGCCGTAACTTAAAACGAATCGTAAGGCAAAATCGTCGTGCTCTCCTTGTAGAGCGGGATAGTTGTAGACGATTGCGAGTTTCATTTATGCGCCTTTTTCAGCGGCCTGAGAAACACGTCGGATATTTCCCACCCGTAGCTAAGTCTTTCAAATAAAGTTCTGATATCCATTCCGTAAATAGACGCCCATTCAGCCATTGTTTTTCGCTCCCCGTTGTATTCAATAATCCTATTGCTTCTTCTATTTCTTGCTTGTTGCGTAGCGGTAGCCCATCGACAGTTTTCTTTTGAATAGCCGAGATTGTTGTTGATCCGATCAATAGACAATCCCGGCTTCCACGTAGGACTCATGTCATCGTAAAACGCCTGAAAATCACTCCACTTATCGCAGACGGTTATTCCCCTATCAAAATAGCTTCCAGATCTGCGTGGATCTCTGCTTTTACATCGTCCTTTTAGCGAATTCCAACAGTTCCAAATAGGATGCTTCCACAATCCGTGAGTTGTTTTAGTTCTACTTGTTATTTCCGATTTTAGACACCCACACGACTTGGATCTTCCGCTTGTAATGCTCCATTTAGACACCTCTCTTATTTGGCCGCAGTCGCATTTGCATACGAAATACTTTTTGTTTTGAGATCCAACTTTTTGAGACAATCGGATTACGGTATACCTTCCGAACGTCATTCCTGGCTCTACACTAAGTTTTCTCATAACCATTCCCTAGGTATTGAAAATGTTCCGTTTTTAACGTAGATCGCGTTTTTCCTTTTTAGTCTACAATTTGGATTAGAAACCCATTCCTCGACGATCACATTCTTACCAAGCCCGAGAGCAATAGCTAAAGCACTACTTTGATTACCTATAAAGACACTGCTTCCATTGATTACTTTAGCCAGCTCTAGGAAATTAGAA